ATATGATTGATGAAGATGTATTGAAGATAGTCCTTAATGATAAGACTTTTGGTCAACGTGAGGCTGCTGATATAGTTGGAGGTAGATCTCGTCTGTTTCGTTTGGTTGGTTCTGGGGCGATACGAGCCGAAAAGAAACCTGCCAATCGCCAAAATGGAAGATGGTATTGCAATGCTTACGATGTAGTGAAGCACGCTTCCTTAAAATTCTGATTATCAAACTGTTATATCATGCCAATGACAAGTATTTTCAAAGTGTAATTTTTGGGTAAAAGTCAAAAATAAAGTAGTTTTACATCATAATAAAAAGATAATCAATAAGTTATGAAAAGAACACCAATTTTAACTATTTGGGCTTTATCATTGATTATGGTAATATTGCTTGCCAATCCTGATAATGTTTGGTTTTGGATTTCATTTTTTATTTTTTCTTGTTCTTCAATATATATAGAGAAGCACAGTAAAAGATTAGAACATGAAGATGAATAAAAAACGTCCGTATGTAATTCAATCAATTACACTGTTGACATATAATGGTAGTAAGATTCCTGTTTCAGTTGTAGAGGAAAGAATTATAGACATTCCGATTAGGATTATTAAGGAAAAGGTACTTGACGCTTTTTCTTCAATGGAGGATAATCCGGTAGATGTAATACTAAAAGTAAAATATGTATAACTAAATGCACATAAGAGCAATGAAAACAAAAGAAGAACTGTTGGCTATGAGTCACGAAGAACTTGCCAATTATACTGTTGAAGTTCAATTTAAAGCATCCATGTATGATGCCGTGGAACAGAAAAATTCAAGAATGAAAGAATTGTTGGTTGCTGTAGGCATTGTTTATGAAACCTATAAAAGAGAACAGAATGTATGATGAACTATATCAATTGGAAAAAGAACTGAAAAAAGTTGAATCATGTAAACTTGAATATCTTCCTGAATACGGGTATTCGTCTAAGGAAGAAATTATTCAGCTTATCAAGGAAGACATATCCGATGTTAAAGGACAGATTGATCAGAATTTAAAATTACACATTTCAAAGCTTTCGTCAGGATATACTGATAAAATCTTAGAAGAAGAAAGAACCAGCCTTTGCTTAGCGCAGGGGTTATCAAGATATTGTTAAACTTTTAAATATTAGAGCAATGGAAGAAAACAAATTAACAAAACAGGAAAATGATGCATTGGCAATATTCGGTAAAGGAAAAACCATTTATCAAGTTGCAGGTAACGACGTGGCATTATCATTTGATATTGTACGTAATTATTTGACTAAAGGTAACGGACAAGTATCCGATCAAGATATTGTTCAGTTTATCAGTATCTGCAAATTCAACCAACTTAATCCATTTTTGAATGAAGCATTTCTTGTCAAGTTCGGGCAACAACCAGCACAAATGATTGTCAGCAAAGAGGCATTCTTTAAACGTGCTGATGCTAGTGAGCAATATGAAGGATTCAAGGCTGGTATCATTCTTATCAGGGACAACCAGATTGTAGAGGTTGAAGGCTGTTTCTATAATGAAAAAACGGATGTCCTTGTAGGAGGATGGTGCGAAGTCTACCGTTCCGATCGCAAATTCCCGATTGTCGCAAAAGTGAATCTATCAGAATACGACAAAAAGCAATCTATATGGAATGAAAAAAAATCCACCATGATTTCCAAAATTGCCAAAGTCCAGGCACTACGTGAAGCTTTCCCTGCTCAACTTGGGGCAATGTATACGCAAGAAGAGCAAGAAGTCAAATTTGCTGAATATGAAGATGTCACAGATAAAGAAACTAAGGGTAACAAACTTGCTGAAATCGCAGCAAAAGCCGCAGGTGTGGAAGAACATCCAAAAGCGGATCAGTCGGTGAGCCATACCCAAACTAAAGCAAATGATAAACCTGTTCAAAAAACATTACTATAATGGAAATCTTAGAAGGTAATGGGCAACATTCCCTTTCATGGTTTAGGTCACGAATTGGGAAAATTAGTGGTTCTAATGTCGGCTTGCTTATGAAAAGCGGCAGAAGTGACATGTTCAGCGATACTGCCAAGAATTACATATTCCAAGTTGCGGCAGAAAGAGCGATGAATCCTGAGATTGTAAACGATGATATTGCGTTTGCCGAGTATTTGTCTGCTGTTAATGTAGAGAGCAAAGCAATGAGATTCGGGACAGAGCAGGAAGCAAGCGCACGTGATTTGTATTCAAGGTTAACAGGAAGGCATATTGTAGAAGTGGGGTCGTGTAAACACCCCACTATCCCCAACTTTGCCAGTAGTCCTGACGGGTTCTTTTATGATGAAGAATCTGGGGAGCGTGGATGTATTGAGATAAAATGTCCGTCTCAGAACACATTTATGAAGTACAAAAGTGAAGTTTATGACAATGATTCGCTCCTCAAAGTCAAGTATGAATACTTCTATCAGTGCATGGCTCACATGATGTGCTGTAATGCAATCTGGACGGATTTTGTTGCTTACAATCCTTTCCAAAAAGATCCTATCCATATTGTTCGTATACTACCAGATGAAAAGGTCTTTGCAGAAATGGAGAAACGCATTCGTATGGCAGACGATATTATTAACCAAATAGCCGATATAGAACAATGAACACACAATTAGCAATTCAAGAAAGCGACCTAGAACTGGTCGTGAGTGAAAAGACGTTAGGTAGTCTTACTACCAACGCAAAGCAAATCAGAGATATGGTAAAAGCCGCTTTGCCAATGTATGATATCTCCAATTATAACGATGAGAATATCGATCAGGCAAAGAAAGACAAGGCAGCTTTAAACAAGGCGGCGAAAGCCCTCAATGCCAAACGTCTTGAAATTGAGAAAGAATTCATGAAACCTTTCGGGGAGTTCAAGGACGTTGTAACCGAAACCGTGAAACTTATCGGCGAGTGCTCTGCCAAGATTGACACGGTAGTCAAGCAAAACGAACAGCAATACAAGGACAAGAAGAAAGTCACCATCAGGACCTACTTCGATGGACTGAATGTTAACCTTGTAGACTTCAACAAGGTATTTAAACTGGAGTGGCTCAACAAATCCGCAAGCATGAAGTCTGTATGCAACGATATTGATGCCATATTTGCTAAGATTGAGAACGAACTCTCCACACTGAAGGGGTTTGGTGAGGATTTCGATGTCCTCCGTACTTATTATATGGATACGCTCAACATCACATCCACCATCCAGTATGCCAACCGTCTGAAGGAACAGCGTGAGCGTGCCAAAGCAGCAGAAGAGGCGCGTATCAAGGCAGAGCAGGAAAGAAAGGCTGCTGAAGAAGCCCGTAAAGCTGCTGAAGTAGAACAAGCCAAATCCCGTCCGATCAATCCGTTTGCCATGGCAGGACAAAAAGCCAACGAGCAACCTCCTTTTATTAATCAGCCCGAAGCACAACAACCTGAACTGTTAACGAGAGCTTTCAAAGTCACCACCACTCGTGAGAATATTATTGCCTTGGGTGACTTTATGAATGAACACGGCATTGACTTTGACAAGATAGAACTTTAATATATACTAAGTTATGAATTATAGCATAAAATTGAATTTACTAAAATTTAAAAACTCCTGCGTTGTAACTGTAAAAGGCGCGACATCTACAAAAAGAGGTGTTTTCATACCTATTGAAGACAATAACATCTTCATATCGGCAGATGATAACCTGAAAGCCAAAGGCGCGTACATTGATTCCACCGCTTGGGAAAACCAGTCTCCCGGCAAGTATGGTGACACGCACAGCATACGACAGTCGCTCGCCAAAGAAGTTCGCGAACGCATGACGGAGGACGAGCTTAAATCCGTTCCGTATATAGGTAACATGAAGCCTTATGAAGTGCAAAACGCTTCTTCGTCTGTAAATGCACCCACCGCACAAGTGGATGAAAATTTGGACGATTTGCCATTCTGATGTTATGGACCTATGCAAAACAGATATACAAAATTTAATCCACCTTCTTGATAGATGTGCCGGACTTATAGACAAGTATTGCCGGAAACCTTGTGAGCTGGATAAGGCAAGGCAATGCAGGAAAATGAGTAAGAAACTTAAAAACAAAATAAAAAATGAATCTTAGAGAATTTATAAAACAGTTAGAAGAAATCGTTGATGAATACGGAACTGACGATATGGATATTGCCGTACAAGTCCCACCTGGAACGAAATGCAGCGAAGAATCTTGGACACAGTTTGTAGTCAGATGTGTAAGTACCGATGGTGGCTCCACTTATTTACAATGTTCAAAATAATAAGAAAATGAAAATCACAATCAACAAACCAACAGAGTTTGAAGCAATCTACTTGAAAGTGGATGCTGGTGTACGTTATTGGGACGATGCGAAAGTAAACGGAGAGTATGATACCAATTGCGAAGATTTAGAGAGCCCTGCTGCCGAACCTACTATTCCATGCGCTGAATATGTAGGGGAACAACACAGAGTTCTGCATGGCGAGAATTGGCGTTGGCGACCGCTTATTGAAATCGAAGCAGGTAAGATAGTAAACTGGCAGCAAGGAATTACCGCCAATATCCATTACAAAGTATGCGATGATTTTGCTTGTGAAATTCTCGATGGAAACAAAGAGGTTATCACTTCTTACAACGGCTATGTGCCCAAGGTAATGTGCCCGAAAGAAAACGGATATGGCGATTACATCATTATGAATATTGACGAGAATGGATTTATTCAAGGATGGAAAAAAGAATTGATTAAACGACTAATACAAGAAGAGGACTGATTATGGAAAGCAACATATCACGAGATCATATTGCGCTTGAAGCGATGAAGTGCATAATGATGACAGCAAAACGCAGGAGAACTTTATGGAACAGAGTTGTAACATTGTTTTTCCCATCCGAAGAAGAAAGTGTTATAAACTACAATCATGAAGGACAGGCTAAAACAGCTTACCAAATAGCTGATGCAATGATTAAGGAACGTAATAAGACAAAGGAGGAATGATTATGATGCACACATGGTTTGAGTGTAAAATTCGTTACGAGAAAGTAATGGAAAACGGGATGAATAAAAAAGTCACAGAATCTTATTTATTTGATTCTTTATCTTTTACAGAAAGCGAAGGAAGATGTATTGAGGAAATGACACCGTTTATCAGCGGTGAGTTTACTGTTTCTGACATAAAACGTGCCAACTATTCTGAGATATTTTTCTCAGATGAAGAATCTGCTGACAGGTATTTTAAATGCAAGTTATACTTTATCACATTGGATGAAAAGACTGGTGCGGAAAAGAAAACATCCACAAACATTCTTGTTCAAGCATCCGACTTGAGAGATGCAGTCAAGAAACTGGATGAAGGAATGAAAGGCACAATGGCAGACTACGTGATTGCTTCGGTAGCGGAAACTGCTATTATGGATGTTTATCCTTATGACGCAAATTCAGATGTTAAACCAGAATTTCCTAATGCTTAAAAATTGACTGATATGGAAGACTATATTTCAGACTGGTTCATTCCTATGGACTTCGGTAATGCCCTTCCGGACGAAGATCTAGACGGTGAGGATAATTTTAATTTTGATTAAGTGCATTTGTTTACATGCCTGCTCTGTCTGTGAAGATATAGTGGGCGAAAATGGGGCGTAAGCACTGGCTGTGTTCCTTATTATGGATAAGTGCACAATATACATTGTAAGGGCTTGTTGATTTATGAAGCTTCAATCGGCAAGTTAATCATGATTGCTGGCACTGCCCAATTATGATTAGTGGGTTCGATTCCCCTACGCCCCTCATAAATGTGAGCCACACATAAATGGCATGGGTTAATAAATAATGGTTGTGCCCCGGAGAATGCGCTTCGGGTCCTTTAATTGGGATGAAACAAATAAGTAACGAAAATGAAAAACGATAAATTAATATTGGATGCTTGTTGTGGTAGTCGTATGTTTTGGTTTGATAAACAAAATCCTAATGTATTATTTGTTGACAAACGTTCAGAAACACTTACGGCCAAAGATAAGGATAAGATAAGGACTATAGAGGTAAAACCTGATATTATTGCAGATTTTACTAATTTACCATTTGAAGATAATTCTTTCTATCAAGTTGTATTTGATCCACCACACCTGAAAACACTTGGAGAAAATTCATGGATGGCAAAGAAATATGGCAAGTTGCCTGATGATTGGAAAAGTATTATTCATGAAGGTTTCAAGGAGTGCATGAGGGTATTAAAACCGAATGGTACACTTATCTTCAAATGGAATGAAAGCGAGATAAAAGCTGCGGAAGTTTTGTCTGTTATTCCTTTCAAACCTCTATTTGGACATACAACTGGTAGACAAAGTAAGACGATATGGATGTGTTTTATGAAATTATGTGACGAATAAAATATGAAAACAAAAGAAATTATTTTATCAAAACAAACAATGAGTTCGCTTGAAATTGCCGAACTCACAGGTAAACAACACGCTCATGTTATGAGAGATATTCGTAACATGATAGAAAGCTTGAAGAAATCTAACGAATCCACATCTGGATTGGTTGAAGAAGATTACCATCGAGGAGATAGAACTCAATACAAGTATCTATCTGAATCAACACAAAAGAAATTGTTGAATTTTGCTTTTAGCGTTGGAGGTTCACAATATGTAATTACAGAAGATTCTTATCAAGATGCAAAAGGCGAACAAAGAACATTATACAGCCTTAACAAAAAAGCAAGTATATTGTTAGCGAGTGGTTATGATGTTGTACTTAGAGCAAAGATTATTGATAGATGGGAAGCGTTGGAAACAGGGAAAGCAGAACCAATAATCACTTCGGTAAAAACAGAAGTGAAACAGCCAACCATCTCCGACAAAATGAAAGTAGCTACATGGCTTATAAAGACGCTTAATTTAAACGATACATCTAAATTGATGCTGGCAAAGAGTATAGCTGCGCCTCTTGGGTTGCCGACCCCTGATTATACTCCATCACATGGAATACTCAAATCTGCTACTGAATTACTCAAAGAAGCGGGTCTGTCTATCAGCGCACAGGCGTTTAATCAAAGAGCGATTCAGAAAGGTATCTTGTGTGATATTAAAAGGAAATCATCAAAAGGTAGAGATAAGCATTTCAAATCTATAACTGAATCTGGGCTTCCATACGGTGAGAACCAAGTCAACCCTAATAATCCCAAAGAAACACAGCCACTTTGGTATAAAGAGAAATTCAACGAATTGTTGATGTTACTTGGTTTTAAACTTGTTGAAGTGTTATGACTTACGAAGAGATGAAATCCAAGGCTTGTGTGGCAAGCAGCCGTAGCAAGCCCAAAAACGAGGAACATAAAATACAATGTTCTTGTGTTAGTTATTTCCGTTTAAAATATCCCCATCTCAGAAATATGCTGTTTGCTGTTCCTAATGCGGCAAGACGTTCTGCAAGAAACGGTGCTTATATGAAAGATGAAGGTATGCTTCCCGGGGTTGCAGATTTGATACTTCTTAAAAGTAATCGTTTCTACGGTGCCTTGTGTGTAGAAATGAAAAAGCCGGGAGAATACCAAAGACCGGTACAAAAAGAATGGCAAAAGGAATGTGAGGCGAATGGTAACAAGTACGTTGTTGTCAAGTCGCTGGATGATTTTATTGATATCGTGGATAACTATTTAAAAGACATATAAATGTAGGTTTGATTTTACGCGAACGCTCTTTGACATTTTGTTTTCAGCTTGTAGAATAATGATGTAAATGTTTTTGGCACTTACGTTTTTTATGTATCATCAAGATACGGAAAGCTGTGAAGCCATGCTGTATCTTCATAAGAGGGGTGTATTTGCACCTCTCTTTTTTTTCTTAAAAAATGGCTCTTAAAGTGTCACTTTTGAAAATTATCCGTATATTTGCAGTGCATTGGGTTGTACTTATTAAATTTAGAATTAATCAGAGGATTAAGATATAGAAAGCTGTGTAGGTCACAACCCCCTGCATGGCTTTCGCCTTTTATCTCCGCATGAAGAAGTGCGGTACGTCCTCAAACGAAAAGACTTTATTATGGACAATATTCAGATTTTCAAGAATGAATCGTTCGGTGAAGTTCGTGTAGCCGGAACAAGTGATAAACCTTTGTTTTGTCTTGCAGATGTTTGCAAAGTTTTGGAGTTAGGAAATCCTAGTCAAGTAAAAACAAGACTTTGTGGTGAGGTCATTACTAATGAGGTCATCCCGGACTCTCTTGGTAGACAACAAGAAATGATTTTTATTAATGAAGACGGTTTATATGATGTAATACTTGATAGTCGTAAGCCGCAGGCTAAAACTTTCCGTAAATGGGTAACTAGTGAAATCCTTCCTTCAATCCGCAAGCATGGCATATATGCTACCGACAATGTTATTGACCAGATATTGAATAATCCAGATTTTGGTATTGAACTTCTCACTAAGCTAAAAGAAGAACGGTCTGCACGTATTGAAGCCGAGAAACAGGTTGCTGTTCTTACCCATGTAAATAAGACCTATACATGTACGGAAGTTGCTAAAGAATTGGGGCTTAAATCGGCAATTGAACTCAATAACCGTTTAAAAGAACTTGGTGTGCAGTACAAGGTTAATCAGACATGGGTTCCATATACCAAATACGCAACCCTTGGCTGGTTTGATATAAAGCAAGAGGTTGCTGACAATGGCCATATTATCTACCATAGAAAGATTACCGGAATTGGCAGGCAAGGTATCATTAATCTTATTAATTCTTAGTTGATATAATAAAGGGGTGCATTCGCATCCCTTATATTCATCTATACATTACGGTACAGCTTATAAATAAGGCTATAACAGACACGATAATAGAAAGTATCCATACGGTCATTTCTAATGCATTTAGACTCAAAATTCTTCTTTTACGTAATTGAAAGGACCATAAATTATGCGGACGGAATATTCAAATCCAGCATTTTGGGCTAATTCTTCGTCATAATTTATAATGTCTATATGAACAGCACCAGTATAATTCCCTTCTAAAAATGATTTCCAACTACCGTTCCATAATGGGGATACACCTCCAACATATAAGTTGAATCCGTTATTATCTGTAAAAGAAGATAAATTGTATTTTTTAGATAAAAGAGCTCTCATTTCGTCTTGTTTGTCAATGGCTCCTTTTTTCGTTTTTGCATTTAGGATAAATATGCAAGCATTAAAATAGCTATTAATACCGTCTGATTGAAAAAGGAAATATACAGAGTTAAAATCTACACCTGCATATTTTATGTTTTTAAAGACTATGTGCTTATTGTCAGAAAGATAGTCTTCTTCCCCATATTTGTTTCTTAATACAGGTAGGGCTTTTTCTCTGGAAATTCCAAAAGGTATTCCGCCAATAGCTGTTATTTGCTCTTTTTTTAAATTGGCTTCCACAATAGAATCAACAACAACCTGTGAAGAATCCATGTTTATATTAAGTGAGTCTTTAGATGTCAAATTGCTATATTCTTGCGCACTTGCAAAGACTGGTACAATAAACATTAATATGATTAGGATCTCTTTCATACTATTTGGTTTTAAGTTCAACATTCACGCTAACTGGGAACTCGTTTCCGCAATGTGGGCATTTTACAGAATGGGCGTTTGAGGGAAGTTGCACTTCTTCCGGGGACGCGAATAGCTGCCACATGGGGACGTTGAGAGCAGTGGCGATTTTAGATAATGTTTCGTAAGTGGGATTTTTTAGCATAGCATTAAAGTTCTGATTCTTAATATTTAAGCGTTCAGATAATGCAGTTTTAGTTATTCCCTTTTCTTTCATTAATGATATAATTCTTTCCATACTCTTTTAATTTGGGGATAAAGATAATACATTATTGATATTGTAATATTACAATATTGATAAATAAAGTTAATACAATGTTTTAATATTACAATATTCTTGGTAAATCAATATTATAATATTAGTTTTACATCATCAAAAATAACTCATAAATAAAAAGAATATGAAACGTTACAATTTATCAGACATAATGAAGAGAGCGCATTACATTTTCAATCATACCTTCAATGCTACATTTAGTTACTGCCTTAAAAAAGCATGGGCTGAAGCTAAGGAAGCAGCAAAGATTAATGAAGAAAACGCCAAGCGTGCAGCCGAATACAAATCGAAGTACGGCAATCGTGATTATAGAAACTACCGTTCCTATTACGGTTCACGCATGGGACGTAATGATTGGAACCGTGATTATCGTAACGATATAAGAACAGCGATAAACCGTTCGATTAATTTATAAAACACAATACTTTAATATAAAAATATAGAGCAATGGATCATATTTTGAATTCAACCGTTGAAATGAGCCAGGCAGAATTGATTCTTCAACTGGCCAAAACCAATGTGGAACAGGAAAACAGGCTTAAATCTACAGAACTAAGGTTAGGCGCGCTAGAAGATGAGGTTAAAAAACTTTCCCAAAAAGCTATTGGTGAATATGGGTGTTCCACTATGTCTGCATACGTGCAGAGGCATAAGCTCCCCATTTATGTAAGTGACATTTCGAAGCTCGGCAATGACGCTACACGTCTGTGTAGGAAAAGGGGGTATCCGGTAAATAAGGTGAACATAGACCGTTTCGGTGTTGTGAACGTTTATCCGGACTTCATATTACAAGAGCTTCTTGATGATTACATAAGAACTACACAGCGTCTTAATGGAGCTATAATGAAACCAATATAAACTCATACAATGAAATACAAGGTCTCAAAAAAGGGTTCAAATGTTGTTTTCAAGTTTGAAACTTATAAGCAAGCAGCCGATTTCTGCTATATGTATGTAATGGCAGAGCAGGTGAAAGGAAATAAGTTCCCGGAACTTTCAATAAACAAGGTCAGGGAATAGAATTTAAGAGCAATGGAAACACGTGGAAGTGTCCTGCCCTAAGTAATTATTAGAGCAGGTTTTGTAAAAAATATTTTGCCACATATAAAAAGCGTAAGTGCCGTATGGGGGTTAACCAACGTTCTCATTTATGACGCCCTACCGTCAATTCGGGCGGTAGGTTTAGAGTAATTATCACAGTAAAAACACATCGTTATGAAGATAGAGATAGATTATAATCAGTACATGGCAATGCTGAAGGCATTTACGGAATATGCCCAATGTAAAGCAGAATGTTATCGCTTGCAAGCTGAAAACGAAAATTTAAAGCATGAGGTATCAGAACTGAAATCTTGTGGTTCTCATATAGATGAATACGAGGCAGAGAAAGGCAATCTGTTTTTTCTTAACTTCTGTATGAATTGAGCATTAGATAACTGGTTCTAAGCGTATATTGTAATTTAAAATAATAACTTAATTTATAATTATCATGGAAATAAATTGTAAATACTGCCCTAAAAATGACGGAATGGGCTCGTGTAAGATAGATGATTGCCCTCTACTTCCTATCATACAGGAAATAGAAGAGATGCAGTCTTTTCTTGAAATAACAGCCAGTGATAACCCGAAAGAATTGGTAGATCGTCTGACAGATATAAATGTCTACCTTGCAAGAAGTGGGAAACTTTTGGCGGATGCAAAGGCATATCAAGACCAAGTGACAGCAAACGTGTATTCTCAACACATGGAATTCTTGTCACGAGTTCCGGCAACTGTTGCAATTAAGTTCGTTGCAGCTCAAAGTGTGACTGCTAATCAGTTGGTCGTATGGCTAGATCGCATAAATCGAACTCTTGTTCACGCTGGAGATAACATACGTACTCAAATATCATTTGCAAAGCAGGATTTGGCATTACAAAGGAAAGGATATTAGAAAAAATGTTAATAACGGGAAAATAAAAGGCATAAAGTGATTGTTTTTACTTCACTTTTAATTAGCTTTACACCGTGAAAATAATAAATGCGATTGGTGGAACTCTCGTATGATAAAGATATAATTTAGCTCTGTATGAGTAGTTGTTTCCGAGTTCCACAAATAGAAACAATGAAAATATAGAGCTTATTTTATTTCTATCGTAATATCCTTTTGGTATAATAAAACACTTCTGTAGTAGATATGGACATTATTTAAAAATATATGACTTATATAGAACTGATTAATTGGTTTTGGTCTCTTGACGAAGACTGGGAATTTACCTGCTGTGAAACGAGGCTTTATTTTTACTTGCTAAAAACAGCGAATCGTTTAGGCTGGGTGGATAGCTGGACGCGTAGTGATACAAAGGTATCATCTGACGTGGGAGTGTCGGTCAACTCAATGAAATCAGCACGTAACAGATTAGTTCAGGCGGGTCTTATTACATTCAAATCAGGCGGAAAAGGACAACGGGACAAAACAAGGTATCAGATTAGCTATCAAAATTTGACACCTAAAGTTGAACCTAAAGTAGAACCTAACCTTATACCTAACCATGAACCTAAAGTAGAACCTAAGCCCTTACAGTATAATGTACGCGCATTAGACAAAGATAAAGACAAAGATAATTATCTCTCTCCCCCGTGCGCGTATGAAGAAATTCCGACTGGGATTTTTGAAAGGGGGCTAGATGAGTGCTATGAAGAATTGAAGTCGAATAGTTCATGGATGGAAGCTGTCTGCATGAATACTCGTTTATGTGGGTATAAGGATTTCGCGCCTCCTGATTTTTATGATTATTTGGAGAAGTTCTTTATGAAGCTCCAAAACGAGGGAGAAACTGTTAAATCACCCCAAGATGCAAAATCGCATTTTGCCCGATGGCTAAAAATTGAACTTGAAAAACAACGGAACAATGGAAACAACAATAGGCGCAATTATACAGACAAACAGGAAGTTAACGCCTACGCTCTTAGCTTGCTACAACAACATAAACGAGACCTCGAAGAAGGCTTGGCTGACCAGATGGAAAGACCGTTCTGAGGTTGAAAGGGTGTTTTCACCGGTCCAGTGGGGATATGCCCTTCAAAACCCGGAAAGGGCTTATATGGCAGACTGTCCATCGCTGATGCAGTATGATGCGCTTTACGGCTGTGGCTCTTCCGAATATTGGATTGACATACAGGTGTCCGGCATATTCGGGGCTTCCAACAGCAAAGAAAAGGGCGTTGCCGATGGGATAAGAATCTTTTGTCAGTCATTTGCCTCACAGGTCAAGGCTTACAAGCTTTCCGAACTGATGCTGTTTTTCGCACGCTACAAGGTCGGGAAGTATGACAATTCATTCGCGTCTTTCGATGCCAGAAGAATAGGCAACGCCTTCTTCAAGGAGTTCAAGCCCGAAAGGGATCATGAGCTGGACGCGATAAACCGGAAAAGGGTGCAGGATGAGATAGATGGCAGAAGATTCATTCCGCCCGAAGGTTATTCTTCCCTGACTTTATACAACGAATTGAAACGTCGGGCGGAATCTGGAGATGAGAAAGCCAAAAAAATGCTGATATCACCATGAGGGTAGCCTAATTTGTAGCGAACAATTAAAGTATAATAGCAATAATATAAATACCTGATTTTCAGTATGTTAATTAATTGTAAAGCCGCGTAAATAAAAGAAGTAATGTTTGTTTACAAGTAGCAAATTAGCTAACTTTATATCTGTAAATCAGAAATATATAAAACATAAGAGCAATGAAACAAAATAAAAGAATCATGAATACCGAAACGCTTATAAAGATACGTGAATGGGAAGCGGAACGCGACAGGAACCTGCGCATCCACTGTCCTCTTGTAGCCGCCAAATTCCAAAGATGGATTGACAGGGCAAAGAAAGAAAACGATATACCGCATTTCCAGCCCCGTGACAAGATTTTCAACAAGAAAGCCTGTAGTTGATACTTTCATGCAGGAAAATTCATTGTACGGCTTTAAAATAGGTTGTATCAAGTAAAATAATTGATAAAAAATACACGATCATGCAAGGAACAGACAAACTGAATACGATAACCAACATCGTATTTGTCCTCACGGACGTTTTAGAAACCAACCTTCTAGAAATGCAGCAGCAATACAAGAAGGAAGGCTTTGAATTGCGGCACGATTCAAAAAGAAACTTCAACACAGCCATAGCCGCGATAAAGAGATTGAAAAGTGATGTGAATCATTGTAGCGAATCCACTCAGGAAAACTTCGGCAATGATTCTGACATGGTGAATGCTATGTTACTCACACTGATTGACAGGTGCGGTGATGATGACAACCTCGCTTATAAGATGTACGAATACATTAAATCTTTCCCGTCCAAACTGAATTTGGACCTGGATTTGGATAATGCGTTCAGTCATTTGTTTAGAAAATCATGAAAACTGCTGACGGTTATCCTGTGGTATGTTACGGCGCAAAAGGGAAATACGGTATACATCGCATCTGCCACCGTTGTGCCATATACCGTAAATACGATTCGATTCCCGAAAATCCATGCTACAGGCTTCATGGAATACATCTGTTGGGCAGAAGAAAATGCCCGATCTTTGAACAAAAAATAATCAAAATAACAAAAAATAAATAATGTCATGGAACAGAAAATAAAGGCTTATAAAGCATTTGATAAAGATTTATCTTGTAGAGGGTTTAAGTATGAGGTAGGTAAGGAGTATGAAGAAACAGGCGACATAAAGGCATGTGAGAAAGGTTTTCATGCATGTCCTTACCCTCTGGATGTTTTTGGTTACTATGCGCCAGCCGGGTCAAGGTTTTGTGAGGTTGAACAGAGCGGTAAAATAGACGATTCAGAAAGTGACAAGGTTTGTTCCTCAAAAATTAGAATAGGCGCTGAGCTTGATATAAGGGGGCTTGTGAAAGCAGCTGTATCTTTTGTCAAGGAACGGTGTACTAACGAGTGTAATGCGGAACCGGGAAAACCTGCCACGGCTGGTGATAGTGGTGCTGCCACGGCTGGTAATTATGGTGCTGCCACGGCTGGTAATTGTGGTGCTGCCACGGCAAGAGGAAAGGCTTCAACCGGATCAAATGGTTTGTCAGTGGCAAGAGGTAACAATGTTCAGGTAAAAGGCGGAATAGGTGCAATTTTGGTCATAGCTGAAGAAGGGAAAGATACGTGTGATATTGTCGATTGGAAGGCTGTAGTAGTTGATGGAAAGATTGTAAAGGCCGACACATGGTATAGACTAGAAAACGGTGAGTTAGTGGAAGTTTGATTTAGATCCATGTGCTCCGGTTAACCCACTTTGGGAAACAGCCACACAAATGTATAACTATAAAGAAATGAGTAGAATCAAATTTCAACGTCAACAGGGTAATATAAAGGGTAAATCATCTTTAGAATTGCTCAATGAATTTTTCATGTTTTTACAGGGAGAATGCCCAGATGCGATATCTGTAAGGGAAATGCCTAAACTCAATAGTCAACAGGCTTTCTCCGTGATATACTATTTACAAGAACATTTACCTGTATTCCCTGATACAATAGAGAAGTGTGATAGATGTGGTGAACTGTTTGATTTATTCTATTCAGGCACGCATTGCGATGTATGTGGTAATCTATGCGAAAGCTGTGACGATTGCCTATGTAATAAAGAAGATTAACTAATAACATAGCAGAAAGGAATATTTATGATAGAAATAGATTTGAATGATACCGTTAGTGTAGAGCTTACAGAATGGGGAGCCGCATATCTTAATGCAACGAATATATTTAAGGAAATAACCACTACACAGAAATGCCATTATAAGACTGACTATAAAGCAGGTGATGTTTACAAAAGCCAGCTTTGGAAGTTGATATTGGAGTTCAAAGATGGGATTAGATTTGATAAAGAGAAGGCTTTTAATAAATTGAAAAAAGTAATTGATCAATAAGGAACGAAACCAAGATAATAATGAGTAAAACAACAATTTATTACCTATTCCCGGTAGCAATGTATATACTGCCGGGATAGGTGGAAAGGAGATATATGGATAAGAGTAAATTCAACAGAGCAATAGAACTCAACGAGAAAATAGAAAAATACAAAAGTCATAAGGCAGAACTTGAAAGGTCAAATATCCGGTATGGCGGTGGATTGATATTCACATATAGCCAAATGCACAATGATGTACGATTAAAGGAAGAAATTTTTGGTAATGATTTCTTTCGGAACTATATGAATGCTTTGGATAATAAGATAGAAACATTACAAAAAGAGTTTGACGAACTATGACAAAAGAAGAAACCAAACAGACAGTAGAAGAAGCGGCGATAGAAAGCTGCGTGATAGATAGAAGCATATACAATGACGAGTATCAGCCGTATTACTTGGATGGCTTTAAGGACGGTGCAGAATGGCAGTTAAATCAATCTCCGTGGATAAGTGTGAAGGAACGGTTGCCAGAGGAAGGGCATCGTGTTGTATTTATTCTGGAATGGAGGGGTATTCATAGAGGTTACTTTGCTGGATTGTATAAAAAAAGGAAATGGGAAACAGAAGAGCGTGTGTATGATACAATTTCTTTTCATGGAATAGTTACCTATTATATGCCCATCCCATCTTTCGATGAGATACTCGAAGAAAATAGGAATGTATTGGAACGGATTAAACAGAAAGGAGATTGAGCTATGAATAATAACAAGATATTAAGCAAGATAAAAATAGCTGCCAATAAATATTCAGACTACATTTCAGCTTGTGATAAGATAGCAAGAGAAGCTCTAAAACACATCGATTGGAGCGATAAGGTTTCGTGCGAATACTATCCGGCTGATGGTATATGTATAGAAATTGAAGAACACGTTTGTTATGCTTTCACATTTTTTGAGCTTGTGGAAGAATCAGAAAATGGAATAATTGACAAAAGGACTTATATAGATAATTGTATTTGATATGGAAATAAATAGCGGAATAATAATAGACGGTGTGTTGCATGAATTGTGCTATGGAGCATGTGCAGATTGCTCATTACGAAATGAATGCGATAATAGATTAGATCTTATTTGCGATATATTTCACATATATCCAAATACAGATCTGTGTTTTGTCAATCGTGGCAAAGTAACGGATATTAAAACAGAGGAGGAAAAGGAATGAAACAGGCATTATCAATCGAGCAGATGAAGCACTTGAAGGAGCTTGGGCTGGACACAAGCGATGCAAGTATGGTATTAATAGCCACGGATGATGATGGTTGCAAATTGTTATGGGAAGATGCTGAAAAAGCAATTAAGCACCATTGGTACAATGTCCATTTTAATCTATATTACGTTGACACTAGTAGTTACGATCATTCCTTAAAAGAAGAGTGTGGAGTTTTTACCTTGCAGGATATTCTCGGCAAGTTACCGCGACACATAAATGACTTTGGTACAAAAAATAAGCTGCACATTGAACCTACTTTTGCTGGACCTTGGTGTATAAGTTATCAAATAGGCATATGTGAACCATTTGTTTTTGAATTGTCAGAAAATCTATTGGATGCAGCCTATGAAATGCTTTGTTGGTGTATTGAAAAAGGATATGTTAAAGTTGGAATGGAGGAAAAGTAAATGGATATAGTACCTATTGTAACAAAAGATGATCTTTCTAAAGAACAGATAGAGTATCTACAAAAACAACAAACAGAATATAAATTGATTAAAAAAGTTAAGAGGAATCCAGGGCATATCTTATTCTCTTTTAACGTTAAGACAGGGGAGATAAAGAGAGCTTCTATTATACATAATGTTTCTATTGGTCTGAATGGGCTTCCTATAACTAGGGCTGAAACGGTCATAGAACCTAATTGCTACTATGAACAAGCCTTAAATGAAAAGAATTTTAAAAAGAAATTGAAGAAATCAGGATTATTAAAAAACGAATAATTATGGGATTTACAACACCGTGTTTTATAAGAAAGAGTACATATAAACTTATGTACAGATTAAACGAGTTAGGATATAGATTATTCGGATGTGAACTTAACGAAGACTTGTGTATTTTCACCGAACCTGAATATAGGCTATATAGTGTTGAGTTTTTCAGTAATATTTCACATCCCGACGAAACCGATAGCATTGATTGCGGAACTAATGAGGATCTTTTCCTGGCTTTAGCTGCATTGAGGGATGATACAGATAAGTTTCAGTGGTTTATTTCACCCGAAGGAATTTGGGCTTATAATACAAACAATGACAGTATATCAGTATCTCCTAAATGGCGCAAGGCCACCGTAAACGAACTGATTGAACATTTTAAAACAAAGGAGGAATGATGAAAGCAAAGTATTTTAAAAAGATAAGAAGCCAAGTAAAGTGGTATAAGGTATCATATAGAGATAGTTTATTTTTTAGTTTTAGCGATGAGAAAGAAATATTGGCTAAATCTCCTGAAAATGCTTGTGTCAGATACCATAAACGTACTGGATGTTTTGTTAACAAATATAATCCCAATAATATTACACAATATAGTGAATCTCTTTCAAGGTTCAAGGTATGTATAGGTAAGAAAGTAATGTATTTCGATTAAATATGAAAGCAAGAATAAAAAGAAAAATTCAAAAAAGACCATTCCTATATAATGTAGGACAAGTTTTTAAGGCTTGTGATTGGATTACTAGTATTCAACGTGGAAATATGGTTTGGCGTAGGTATCGTTCATTTGGTACTATTATTAAATCAGAAAATTAAATTATGAAAGCAACAATAAAGGCAACTGGAGAAATTGTAGAGATTAAGGATTTATATGATGATGGTACTGCATTGGTGGGAAACATGTATATCAAGGTGTCAGAACTTAATTTCTTTAGTGAAAACATTGATTGGGAACAACGTAGGTACGAATTGGCAAAAGACATTATTAAAGTTGTTATAGCAAACGAGAATGGTATTAATTCTGAGGCAGTCGCTAAATATTCACTTAATTGCGCTGATGCCCTAATTAAAAGACTAAAGGAGGAGAATCATGGATAGTGTACAGACACAAACCTTTTCCATTAGAGGGGATGGAGGTTGTGATGCATATATTTGCTTTTGCGACGGCCAATTATGTGTTTCAGTTGTCATAGAAGGGAAACAGGCAGATTTTCACTTTGATCCTGTTACGTTAGGGATGTTTGCCCATGCTTATAAATTACATTGTGAAGAGTGTGATAACCAACAAAAGAAAGGAGAATAACCATGACCGAAGAATTTGTAACATTAGAAACAGCGAAACTGCTGAAAGAGAAAGGATTCAAGGAAGATGTATTTACTTTTTATGAAGTAGATTGCGTAGAAGGTGATATGATACTGTCTGAAACTTACGATGAATCCGAGAATTTCAATGAAAAAAATGATTGTCTTTCTGCACCTACACAATCTCTAGCCCAGAAGTGGCTACGTGAAACCAAAAACATTCATATATGCGTATATAACTGTGCTTGTGGCTATGGATACGAAATATCTAAAGCTGACAATGGAACTCATATAACTAGTTCTGTTTATGAAGGACCTAACGATGGAGGAGAATGGGACACTTATGAAGAAGCACTAGAAGCTGGTATTTTGGAAGCATTAAAACTTATGTGATTATGGATATTAATTTGAATAAATGGCGCGACCGTGCTTATAAGACCGCTTGCGAGCACGGTTTCCATGATAAGGAGCTGAGAGATCAACATCTAATAATGCTGATCGTAACAGAACTTGCAGAAGCTGTCAACGCATACAGGGCTTCACAAAAGGCAAATAAAGAACTATTTCTGGAATATTATGATGATTATAGCGATGATGAGAAAAAAGAGTTTTTTAAAATGATTTTTGAGAATTTTATCAAAGATTCATACGAAGATGAATTAAGTGACACTGTGATTCGTTGCCTTGATCTTGTCGGACTGAAACAAATTTATCTTCCTACATTGGATAGTATAGATGCACCGGGATGGGATGAAGAGGATTTCAAAGAGCCTATTCCCGAATTTGTCTATTTCTTATGTCAAGAGTTGTTAGATGAATGTTCTCCGTTGGACATAAGGATATACAACGTTATAGAGCAAATATTTGTCTATTGTCGCTTCAACTGTATAGATATTGAGTGGTTCATTGAGCAGAAGATGAGATACAATGAATTAAGACCTATGTTGAACGGAAAAAGATATTGATTATGAAACGTGAAATAAAATTCAGAGGAAAAGAATTTGAAACAAGACAGTGGATAGAAGGATCTTTGACAACATATCCAAGATACTACCCAACTATTACACTCGTTGAAGATGCTGAACCTATTCCCAAAAAGACAACTTGTGTAGTTCTTCCTGAAACAGTCTGTCAGTTCAGCGAAATAACCGATAAGAACGGTAATAGCATCTTCGAACATGATCTAATACTGATTCATGAAAGCGAAAGTTCCTACCAATTTACAGTTGAAGTACTATTTCATAAAGGAATGTTCTGCTACAAGAACAAGGCATGTGGTTTTACCCCATTGTGGTATGTCAGCGATAGATGCGAAGTGATTGGTAATGTGTTTGATAACCTGGAATTATTGAAAGGAGATAAGTAATGAAGAATAAAATAATATCCGGTGTTATAGCTGCACTGTCTTTACCCGTATATTTTTCTCTACTTTGGGCTATTGATCAGTTCTTGTTAGTTAGAATTGTCTTAGTATTTGTAATGATAGCATGTATGATTGTATTGGTGTACAAGCTATCCAAACTTATTCTTGACGAATATTTTAAAAAGCATAATAAGCGATGAAAACAATTTTATTTATATCTATATGTATTATCGCCCTATTATGGGTTGGAGATCTCACAATTACATTTAAGCCGTTTTCCATCTCGTTGCCCGGTTGGTATAAGCCTATAGGTATCATTCTGTTTTGTCTGTCAGTGGCGGTATATAATGTAGGAGAATATGCTAAAGGTTATAAGCATGGTTTTGATGATGGGATAAAGGAATGTCTTGACATAATTAAAAAAAATGGAAACAATAGAACGAATAGCGACAATTGATTTTTGTTACTTGCGGTTGAAAATTCTCTGTGAACAACTTTCTAAACCCAAATCAAACATAGAGATAATGGTTGACAACGCTTGCGGTTATAATGAAACCGAAGAGATAAGAAAGGAATGTATAATACTTTTAGAGCAGATTATCGAAAGCAAGAAGGCTATCAGTGCTGATTACTTAGGGGATAGCAAGTTTTTAGATAAATTAAAAAAGGGAAATGGTTGAGCTATACAAAGTAACCATTTCCGATGCATCATCTGTATTATGTTTGCTGTTTTACTCTAAAAGTTAAATCTTTGGTTATGAGTATTTTACGACTAAAATAATTGTGTAAATATTTGGCTAATTCATTGATAATGAGTATCTTTACAATACTTAAAAGAAACCAATATTACTAACAATTAAAAGACAAGAGCAATGAAAGCAACAATCGAATTAACAAAGAAGACAGCTTTAGAAGAAATTATTAATAGCAATGATATTGATACAATAAAGTCTTTGATAGAACGCAAAGAGATGTCGTTAAAAGAAGCAGAAGAAAATGCGGCATTCTACGAAAGTATCTGTAATGAAGACTTTGCAAGTAATGAAAGGCAGAGAGCCAATAGACTTATTCGAGATATAGAAATATTAAAGTTAGCAATTTAATACATAAGAGCAATGAACACATATTACAAGTTTGCGCCAAACGTGTTTTTGGCAAAGTGCGAAGAAAAGTACGAAAGAGGTGAAGAAATTCTAGTTACCACCAAGTATGGCAAAGAAAACGAAAGCATAGTTTTCAATCTGATTTTCGAGAAAGACGGTTTTTACTATTACTCTATAGTAAGGGCTGACGGTTTTAATGTTCAGGAATGGGCGAAACAAAGGGCAGAACGCAGACATGAATGGGCCGCATCGTCTGAACGTAAAAGCAAGCAATACTTTGATAAATCGAATAAGGATAGAGATTTCCTTTCACTTGGAGAACCTATCAAGGTCGGACATCATAGCGAAAGAAGGCATAGAAAAGCAATAGATGATGCTTGGAACAACATGGGTAAAAGCGTTGAGTTCATTGATAAGGCAAATGAACATGAAAGAGTGGCCAAATATTGGGAAGAAAGAGCCAATACGATTAATCTCTCAATGCCGGAAAGCATTGACTTCTACAAACACAAGTTGGAACAAGCGAAAGAATACCATGAAGGTGTAAAGTCTGGCAAATATCCGCGTGAACATGCTTATACTCTTACTTATGCCAAGAAAGCAGTTAATGAGGCACAAAAGAATTATGAGCTTGCTAAAAAGTTGTGGGGAAATGGAAACGAAAACCAATAAAGCAATCTCATTACTCCGGTGCGGTGATTTTAAAGCCGCATTGGCTATTTTCTCCACGTTCCGCGTAGGTTTTACAAAAGAAGAACGTAGAACATTGAAAATTGCGTATGAATGTCTTTCCGGTAATGTCGGATTCTACCAGCAGATTGGTATTGACACCAATAGCGAGATAGAGAAAAGTAAATCCATCCTTTTATCAAAATATATGTTGAAATCAGCGCCATAAGAATATGAATCTAACACAGAAAGAAGCGTTAAGGCAATTACAATCATATTGCAGGGCAAATGGTTTCTCCCTCAATCCATCGAGTTTGCCGAAACATACATACGCTATAATATTGGCGGATGGCGACAACGGAGAAATACGACACGTTACCCGAACAAGCGTATAAGCGGCTATTACACCCCAAAAGAGTTGTTAATATGGCTTGATGGCTACCACACAGGATTACAAGGGAAATAAGTATTAACCGCAAGCAATTGCACAAAACGGAAAGTATGAATATTATTACAGATAGAACAAAAGCCCCTGCAAAGCTACGCTATAGGGTGAGCAATAACAGCGGAACGATAAACGAAGAATTCGGAAAGGACCAACAAGCCGCTTATGATTTTGCAAACGGAATGAATGAAACGGCAACAATACGCGGGTATTTCGTTTTCAAAAAGCGCGGAGAATGGCAAACTAATACGGTATTTATAGATCACGTGTTTAAATAACCAACTATCCAGGCGTGGAGGCAACAAGCGGAGCGGCACCACCGTTGAAAAATTTGGTAACACATTGAAATATAGAAAGTTAAACAAAGTTTAAGCTTGCGATATTTAAGATATAAAACACTGATATTCAATATATTATTTGTATCTTTACAATATCAAAATAACACCTATTAATAACAAGTAAAAGTCAAGAGCAATGAAAACAGAAGAACTTATCAGATACTACAAAGCAAACATTGAAGCTATTGAAAAAGGATTGAACAACGACTCTCTTTCAGCAGATAAAAAATTCAGATTGGGATATACACAACAGGCGTTGGACGGATATAAGTCTGCTTTACAAGAACTTCTTGGAAATAATAACGACTAATAATAGAAGAGAGCAAATGAGCAAAGTAACAGAACTAACAAAAGAGCTTCAAAGAGTGATGTATTCCACTACATATTCATTTGAGATTGATACCGAAGATTATGTTTTCGGATTCAAAAAAACAATCAAGACACGTACTAAAAGTTTAGCTATGGCAATCAATCTAAAATCAAAGATAACCAATGATTGTGGGAGGTTTCTATCTGATACAGTTCGTGTTGTAGCGGTTCGGTTTTATAAGAACGGACAACTAACCAAAGAATTAAAAGCCGAAGAAATAACAGCAACGTATAACGGATAAAATATAGAGCAATGAAAACATTGAAAAAATTAACAAGCAAAGAAAGCTTTGCTATCCTGAGAGAAATCGAAAGCAGAAAATGTCCGGATGGGGTTAAGTATTCCGAATGGAGAGAAGAAAGAGATAGACAACAGACAAAAGCTATCAGAAACTTAATTCCTGAAATCGGGTTAGGGTGTACTGTATGTTACTATTCTGATAGGAGAGCAGCTACTGTTACCAAAATTATTTCTCCATGCAAGATTGAGGTTACATTTAATCAAACGAAATGTATCGACTACTATGCTGGTGATTATAAGATTTTATCAGAACTTGAAGGTGTACCAAAGGTATTCACTAAAAGAAGAAATGGCTGTTGGGTGGCAGATGGGCAAGCGTACAAGGATGGTGTTTTGCTTATGCTTCATTATCAAAGTCATTATATTGATCCACATTTTTAGCATTAAAAGCAATGAAAGCAAATAAAATCGTATTTTTATACCAACCTTGTATGGTAATTGTATGTGAATCAATAGGGAGCCATAATTCCATAGACCCAGAGACAAATGATTTGAGGGAATATGCTAGAATAGTGAGATTTTCGTATGAAACAAAATTTTTTCCTGAGTTTGATTTTATTCCTTCTGGTTCAATAGAATGGAGTCAGCACGCAGATATGCTTAGTAAAGAACATAGGGACAGTATAAAAAGATGTTCCCAGCAATTGCGAGATGAAGACAAAAAGCGGATTGATTATTTTACCAAACTAAAAGAAGCAAGTATAAAATCACATAACCAACATAATAATAAGCAATGAAAACAACTGTAAAAGTGTATTTAAAAGACGAACAAGGCAATAAAGACTGGTTTGTTACTCCTATTAACCTATCAGAGCAAGAAGCTCACAAGTACTATCTCGGTAACATCTTCAATATGGGGTGCGAAACAGATCACATGATGAAATGTTACAAGGTTGAGACAATAAAATCATCAAATTAAATAAATTTATGACTAAAAGTGACGTTTTTTACGTCATATTTTATATCTTTACACCATAAAAATAAAAAAAAGAGCAATGAAAATTTACACAAGTTATTTCGGAAATTACAGAAAGTTGGCAGCCGCAAACGTAAAAATGATATGTGTTGCGTTAGGGAAGCCAAGATATTATAATGCTCCTCAAATAATAGAGGTTGCACCAAGAAGATATATGCTGGATGATAAATGGACTTATGAAGAATACACGAATATGTATTTGAATGATGTCCTTGCAAAAGTCAATTCACAAGAGTTGATACAAACCATCCAGCGACTCAGTGAAGGCAAAGATGTTGCTCTCTGCTGTTACGAAAAGCCGGGTGATTTCTGCCATCGGCATATTTTGGCTAAGTGGCTTACTGAAAAGACAGGTATTGAAATCAAAGAGTTTGGAGTTGTTGAGAAGAAAGAACCTAAGTATGAACAAGCAAGTTTGTTTTGAGTATGAGAAGAAATATTAAGTTTAGAGGTAAACACGTTGAAAGCGGAAAATGGATTATCGGTTGGTTATTTCAAGACGATGACGACCACTTTCCAATGATTCATCAAGGAGGTACACTTGACGATTGGGAGCAAGTGAAGGAAGACTCTGTTGGTCAGTTCACAGGCTTGCTTGACAAGAATGGGGAAGAAATATATGAGGGTGACATTGTTGAACGAATAGTTACAGATGGATATGACTATGGGTTTATAGGTGAAGTGAGTTTTGATAACGGAGTTTTTGGTATAAAACATAAAACTTATAAAGGTTACATTGTGTCAGATTTTGTATATTCCTCAGATTGGAATGATGGGCATGAACATGGAGCCGTTTTATATGAATATGAAATAAAAGGAAATATATACGATAACCCAGAATTATTAGCCAACCATCAATAGCGTTTGATGGAATGCTGCCAGATTTGCCAAGCAAGCGGTGGTTTGACAGCATAGGCAAAAGGGAATTTAGCAAAGATGGTCTATGCGTCGGACTGAAAATCCGAAGAACAAGGTTCGAATCCTTGAGTTCCCACAGCCTTGTATCAATGAACGCACCATTTTCTAAAATTTGAGGTTGTTATGGGAGCAACCGATATATAGAAGAAAATAGTAGATTGAGAGAGTATGGTAAAACCCATATAAGTCCAAAGGGTATCAATCAAGGTGGATCTTCACAAAATCATGTGAATGTTGACTGTGGCTACATGGCGGTTCATAATGTTGGCAGCTCGGAAAGACGAGCGTTTGCGGAAATAGCTCATCGGTAGAGCGTTGGTATTCCAGCCAAAGAGTGGGGTTCGACTCCCTGTTTCCGCTCAACCCTTATAGTAGCGATAAGCAAAAGCAAAAACATTAAAGCTTGTGTAGTTTACGGGGTGATGGAAATTGCCATCTGACACGACTAAAAGAAGCCGAAGGACTGCATAAGTGTTCTTGCAAGTAGCTTGCAGATGATTGATTTTTTGTGTTAAGCCTGCTGGGAATATGCCCGGCAGGCATTTAACGCAAAATGTATATGAAGTTATATACAACTTAAATATATGAGCAATAAAGGACTAATAAGAGCATGTGAAAACTCCGGATGCGGTTGGAAGTGTTGTTCGTTCGGATCAGACGGACATATTGTAATTTTGCCCCATGAACTTGACGGGCATGAAAAAGAAATCTCCCATTTACAGATTATAGATGATGATTACTTTGGCGGTAAAAAGGTAAAATGTATCGCTAAAGACTGCAAATCATGTGATAATGGTTACAAGCCTATTATGTGTAAAACTTATCCTTTGTGGGTAAAATCGGTGAAAAAAAGTTTTGTGTTTCGTAGTGGTAAGTGTCCGTTGAAAAGCGAACAACTTGCTAAGCATAAGGAATTTGTATTAGATGTTTTCGACAGTTGCAGAAAAGCATTGTTGCCTAAAGTTGATATCGATACATTTCTCTCTAAAGCATGGATTGACCGTTACGAACCATTGTTCCCAACTGAAAAAGGAAACATTGAGTACAAAATGCAAGTAAAAGTTTTGTCCATGTCTGATATGTCCGATATTGAAAAGATGGAGCGGACTCTTCTTGCCAATCCGGATATGTGTTTTCCCTCTGAGACGGAAGATATAGTGAAGTGCTTGCAATCCGGTTGCAGTTTCGGGTTGTTGGTAAATGACAAGCTGGTTGCCTACTCACTTGCCTATTGCACTGAATACGGTACAGCCTACGTGGATAAATGCTTTGTTCATGCTGATTATAGGGGGAACGGATTTCAGTATATCCTTCTCAATGCCAATATTGCCAAACTGATTTCCAATGGCTCGCAAGAGATATTTGCTATGACATCGCCTAAGAATGAGGCAAGCATGAAGAGTTTCATCAATGCAGGGTTCTCATTCAAAAGAGATACCAAATACAAAGAAATTGAACGTTTAATCTTAAAGTGGGAACTATGAAAGTTATAGTCTATACCAAGAATATAATAGAAAACATTGAAAAGGCTCAATCATTTGTTAATGTCCCTATTTCGTTAATGTTCAAGGATTTTTATGAAGATATTTATGAGCATATATCGGATAAGATAAGAAATAAGATTTTTGGACTCCATTTAAAAGACAGTATATGCTATTCTATCGGAAAGGCAGTAAAGGGGAATAGCGGTGCTGTGGTTACATCATTTGCGGATGTTTGGAAATATCTTACTATCAATGGAAATGCGTGCCAAGGAATACATAATTTTTATATTCCGATTAATGCATGTGATAATAGAGAAGGCTTAAGCATTTATGAAGCAAGTAAGTTGGTCAATGAAATAAGGACACTTTCAAGCTCCCATATATATGGTTTGATTACTTCCGGTTGTCTGAATGAAAATCACCCTTCGGAAAAAGAACTGTTCCGTATCTGGAACGGCCTGCGTAATGATATTGAGTCTATCAGTTTGGGAGGTAGTTTTTGGCTTGGGCAAAATAGTAAACTGCCTAGTTTCATAAGTGATGTTCGTATTGGTGAATATATGTTGTTTGGTACAATCCCATATTGTGTTGACAAAGAAAAGCAAGGTCTTAATGGAATTGAGTTACAAGCAAAGGTTATAGGCATTTATCCGGAGCGTAACCAACTCATTATTGATTGCGGTTATTCAATGGCAGATATGTACAAATGCCGGATTTACTATCACACCGATTTGAAATATGAGTACAGTTCCAGTGAATATTCAATAATGCAATGTGAGCATGTTTCGGATTATCGCATTGGTGATGTGATTTATATTGTTCCTGATTATAAATCCTTGGTTAAATTGAAATATGCAGAACATGAATATAGATAAACCTTGGATTGACTATATTGCCAAACGTACGTTTGGCATGGAGTTGGAGTTTGCCGATGGTGACAAACAGCTTATCCCACTTTCATCCGGTTACAAGTGGACGGACAACAAACTAACCATGATGAACAACTCGGACGGTTCGGCAGTTACGCATCACGGTCAGTTTGGCGGTGAGATAAACACTCGACCGTACCATTATTGTGCAGAAGATCTGCAAGAACTGAAGGACTTCATTCAGACCATGAAAGATGCAGGAAGCTATCTTATGTGGAATGAAGGTTTTGATGCACATCTGTATATCAAGGATATGGATTTGGATGTTATCAAACGCATGTTTGTTCTATCCTACTATACTGCATATCCTATCAAGCGGATATTTGACATCGCCGAGTGGTGGGAAACGAAATACCTCGTGCCTAGTCCACCTTGGGATGTGGTAAAGCGTGTACTGGAAGCCGATAATATCGATAACTTGCTGAAGATCTTTAGCAATGGTTCAGACAGAGGGCATATCCGGTATTGGCTTAATTTATGTTCTATTGGAAAGATAGGAACTGCAGAATTTAGGATCTTCAATAGCTCCTGGGATTTCGATAAAATACTGGAAACAATCAAATTCATGTATTCGTTTGTGGAGTACGCCTACCTGCATGAAGATATGGAAGAGTATAAGCAACTCACCACAATTGATAAGTGCCTTGAAGTGTTCAATATAGACTATTCTAAGGTTCCCCAAAGACATAAACCGTTACTTTGGGCAGCAGAACACTCGGATAATGTTACAGTGGTAGGCTCCATGTTTAAGAAATCCAACCGTATGCTTTCCTTTATCAAGAAAGAGGCCTCCAAATTCGATGTAGCCCATGTGGTAAACTCGTATTATATGGATATAGAGCAGGTACTTACCAACCGTGAAATTAAGGTGTATACAAAGGAGTATTTTATCTACATGATGTATAAAGCAATCAAAGGTGAAATACAAGAATTACGCTTTAATGAAGAATATAAGTTTCTAAGTATCAAATCCGAAAATCCTGCTGAAATTATTGCCACTATTCACCTTTTTAATGCCATCAAGAAGCATAAGAACTCACAGGATATTTATCACAAATCGCTTTATGACGATTTTATGGCAAAGTTGGAGCATTACCATAAGAAGTATACGGAACGTTATCAAAATATAGTAGATAACCTTAAAAGTAAGTCTATTGAAGTGCTTTATTGTGCTGATATATCGGATGCGATTCTTAATTGTAAAGAGGATGATATACTAATCTATCAAAATGAATTTCATTCCGGCATGAAAGCTACAAGTAACGCATTGCAACGTTTCTTGATGGATGACCTCGGATGGCAAGAACGAATTAAAACGAAATATGCAGAAATAGATGAAGAACAAGTTAATTACATGGCTCTCTCGCAGCATGGATTTATGGGCAGAAGAGAGGTATTCAAAGACCAACGCACATATATTTGGTCTAATGTGGTAGAAAGTGGAGACAGCAGTTTTAAAAGGCGTACTATCATTCCTTTAAAATATAAACGACTGCCGGATGATTATATGCTTACGGATAAAAGCAAACTCCGGTTTGTACGTGCTTCTATGGCAGAGATTGATTATCTGCGTATGATTTACTTGAAAAAGGGTATTATCCTCGGTTCTGCGCCATTCTGTTACTTATGGTTCTTGGATGATTATGTGTTCGGGGCTTGTATGTTTGATTTCCTGAAGGTAAGCAAGTACGGCATGGATGCAGTTTTGATGAAGTCGGATTTCGTGATAGACCATCCATTGCCCAAATTGAGTAGATTGCTAATTATGGGTGTACTTTCGTCAGAGTTCAAAGATGAATTGGACATAAGATATAAACATGAATGTGGAGTGATTGCCACTTCTGTATTTACCGATAAACCGGTAAGTATGAAGTATCGGGGAGTGTTTAAACTGCATGAACGCTGTGTTGGTAAACTCCATTACATACAAGATGCAGGTATTCGTGGAAACTTAGATGATATTTTAAAAGATTTTGTGAAAAAATACGGTGATGAGCCGAGAAAGGAATAATATGGGAAAATTCAAGATAGCGGAAGTGCAGTTATCTGACATTAAGCTGGTCAAGAAAAATGCGCATTTCATGCAGCAGGACACGTTTAATGCCTTAGTGAATAACATTCGTAGGGACGGTCAATTATCGTCTGTACCATTTTGCGTAAAGCATTCAGATGGTTCTTATACGGTAGTGAGTGGTAATCACCGAACACAAGCGGCAAAAATGGCCGGGCTTACTTCCATCCATGTTATGTACATAGATGAAGAGGAGACTACAAACGATTGGTTGCTGGCAACACAATTGTCACATAACAGTATAGTTGGGCAGGACGATGCGGAGATTTTGAAGCAATTGCTTGATGAAATAACAGATGTCGCACTGAAAGAGTATGCGCATATCAGCAATGAAGTTCTGGAAAGCGTAAAGGATATCAACTATACGGTTGAAATGCCGAATAACGAAATCGTTCCTGTAACTCTTATGTTTGTTGATACACAGAAGGTTTCGTTTGATAAACTCATGGAAACGTTGGAATGTTATTCAGAAAAAGAGATTGGTAATCTAACTTTGGTGGATATGGACACAATGCGCCGGTTGAATGAGGTGTCGACTAAAGTTCAAGCCAAATATAAAATCAAGGCGCAGGCACTAAGTATTTGTAAGATGTTGGAAATCGTAAACAATGTATTGGAGGGAAATAAAGATGGCACAGAAGTACAGGCTTAATACAAGGCAAAAGAAAGCGAAATTCCTAAAAGCTTTGGACGCAAGGATGCTGAATGTTACCGCAGCTTGTGAGGCTGTGGAAATATCACGCTCAATTGCTTATAAATGGAAAGCGAATGATCCAGATTTTGCCGAAAAATGGAAAGAAGTAGAAGAAAGTTTCTATGATAAGCTAGAAACGACAATGTTTGCTAAAGCTTTGACGGAACACGATAATACTATGCTTATTTGGTTAAGTAAGACTAAAATGAAGCATCGCGGTTACGTTGAAAAAGTAGAGCAAGATTTGAGTATTAATCCATTTGAGAAATTAATGCAAGAATTGCCAGACGATGAGGAATGAGCAAAGATGAAAAGTCTATACGATACATGAAAGCATGGCGAGAGGATTGGTGCAAGTTCGCTCATGATGTTCTTCATTCAAGACTAGACAAAGAGCAACAAGCTATTCTTCAATCCGTTCAGCATAATCCAATGACTGCTGTAGCATCGGGCACAGCTCGTGGGAAAGATTACATTGCAGCTTGTGCATCTATGTGCTTCATGTATCTTACTCCACGTTGGAAAGAAGGTAAGTTAGTTAAGAATACCAAGATTGCCATGACAGCTCCTACAGCTCGTCAGGTTCAAAATATAATGATACCTGAAATATCCCGTTTATTTAGAAATGCAGGGTTCTTGCCCGGACGTCTACTATCTTCCGGCATTAAAACAGATTACGAAGAGTGGTTTCTAACGGGGTTCAAAGCTGGTGATGACAACACAGAAGCATGGTCTGGTTTCCATGCTGTAAATACCATGTTTGTTGTTACTGAAGCTTCCGGTATATCAGAAGCGACATACAACGCTATTGAAGGTAACTTACAGGGTAATTCCCGCTTTCTCATAGTGTTCAATCCTAATGTTACTACCGGTTACGCAGCTCGTGCCATGAAGTCTGACCGTTTTGCAAAATTCAGACTTAGCTCTCTAAATGCAGAAAATGTAGTAAAGAAGCAAATTGTAATACCCGGTCAAGTGGATTATGAATGGGTAAAAGACAAGGTAATAAATTGGTGTTCTCCCATTCAAAAAACAGATTTCAATGAGGGAGAAGGCGATTTCAATTGGGAAGGTAAACTATACAGACCTAACGATTTGTTTCGCGTCAAGGTACTTGGTATGTTTCCTAAAGTGTCGGAAGATGTTCTCATCCCTTATGAATGGATAGAAATAGCAAACAGGAATTGGCAGGAGTTACAGGAAAATGGTTTTATCCCAGCCAAATCTTGTAAGTTAGGTGTTGACGTTGCCGGTATGGGACGCGATAACAGTGTGCTTTGTCCGCGATACGGTAACTACGTTTCTCAATTTGAAGTTCATCAATCTGCCGGGCGTGCGGATCACATGCATGTGGTAGGTATGATGATTCCCTATCTAAAGAAGAAAGGAGCAAAAGCATTTATTGATACTATTGGAGAGGGAGCAGGTGTCTATTCTCGTTTGTTAGAAGAAAAATTTACAAACGCTTTTTCATGCAAATATTCGGAAGGGGCAGATGGCTTACACGATATTACTGGCGAATATGAATTTGCAAATATGAGAGCATACCTATATTGGGCTTTACGTGACTGGCTTAATCCTAAAAATGGTTTTGGTGCCGCTCTCCCACCCTGCGATCAGTTAATGGAGGAGGCTACCGAAACCAAGTGGAAGTTCCTTAGTAATGGAAAGATTATCATTGAGCCTAAAGAAGATATCAAAAAACGTATTAAACGTTCTCCTGACTATATGGATGCATTAGCGAATACGTTTTATCCTAGAGATTATAGCTTTATTAGTGATGAAGAGTTGCTTAAAGACTTTTTGTAGTTGTGTTTTTTTAGTACCTTTGTAACCGAAAACACTCCTTGTTTGTGTTTTCATTGCTCTTATGTGCGCTGGCTTGTGAAAGTCGGCGCATTTCTATTGTACGGTGAGCTGTTTTCTTATTGTGCACCTACCTTAGAGGCGTGCAGAGAAAGACGGAACAAATGGCTGCAAAGTCATTGATACAAGTTATGGTAAGTGATTTGGAAGAGAGAGTATCGCATACCCTCTCTTTGTTTCTGGTATTATTTTCCAACAAGTAATAGTAACAGCCAAAAAATACCTAATACTATGGCAATAAATTCGTATGGATCTTCTCTTAAATAATTAAGAAAAAATTTAATTTCTTGTATTATTTTTGCATACATATTATTTTACAAAGCTATTTCGTGTTCAAGTTCTTTAGATATGGCTTTATTGATAAACTCATTAATTGTTGTTCCAGTGCTGGAAGCAAAAGCGGCTACACGGGAATGTAAGTCTGGTGACATACGTAGATTTAACTTCCCACTATAAGGCTTTTCAGGCTGTATATTTCTTTCTTTACAGTTTTCAAGATAAAAGTCTATAGATTCCTCAAAGTCTTTACGGACCTCATCTACAGACTTTCCTTCATAAAGGATTGACGCTTTTCTCATCCCTTGCACTTTGCCAAACAGACAATTGTCTTCCGGACTGTATTCTACAGAACCGGAATATCCTTTGTATTTTAAAAGTCCCATACTACTTTGTTTTAGATTGTTTATATTTCTCAATCAAATTGTTTTTCTTTATATGCTCAATTATTCCTTTTATCACGTATGATTTCAAAATGCTTCCGGGATGTGGCTTATGTAAAATGAAAGGAGCTTCTTCGTCTGGTCCTATAAACTCAACACGGGAACCTGATGTAGCACCTTTGTTGCTTTCCTTGTATCCAAAAATCCCGAATAAGCGTTTTGCTTCATCATAGGTAAAATCCTTTGGGCATGACAAAATACGTTCTATTAGTTTTTCCTTTGTACCCATAATCGTTTGTTTATGCAAAGGTACTAAAAATAGTACCAAATACAAACAGATAATATAAAATATTGTATTTAAGGTAAGTTTTTCTGTTGAATGTGACATTTTTACAGCCACTTTTATTATATTTGCATCATAGCATTTGATGCTAACGTGCTCCTTCACGTTACCGGGTAGTACGTATTGTGCTATCCGGTTCCTTTTTGGAGCAGTATCATGTGTAACTAATCACCGTATGAAGGAGTACGGAACTACATTATGAACACAATTAAAATTTTTGAGAATGAGCAATTCGGAAAGGTAAGAATTGCGATGGGTGAAAATAACGAACCTTTCTTTTGCTTGGCAGATGTATGCCAGATTTTGGATTTGATTCCCAGTAAGGTAGCGCAAAGATTAGATAAGGATGTACTTTCAAAGTATCCCCTTGAAACAGCCGGTGGAATCCAACAGGCAAATTTTGTTGATGAGGATGGTTTGTATGATACAATATTGGATAGTCGTAAGCCTGAAGCTAAAAAGTTCCGCAAATGGGTAACAAGCGAAGTGTTGCCATGTATCCGTAAGACAGGTGGCTACATCGCTACCAAAATGGACGACACTCCAGAAGAAATCATGGCACGTGCGCTTATTGTGGCACAAGAAACACTGAAACGAAAAGAACAGCGTCTTATAGAGGCTGAGCAGAAGATCCAAAAAGATGCTCCTAAAGTCCTTTTTGCCGATGCTGTATGTACCTCTCAACGTTCGTGCCTTATTGCTGAATTGGCAAAAATTCTCCAACAGAACGGAGTGAATATCGGTCAGAACCGTTTGTTCGGTTGGATGCGAGAGAACGGTTATCTTTGCCAAAAAGGTGATTATTATAATCAGCCAACGCAGAAATCTATGAAATTGGGACTTTTTGAGTTGAAGAAAACATCAATTACCAAGCCGGATGGTTCGGTATTGGTAACAACCACTACCAAAGTAACCGGCAAAGGACAAATATATTTCGTGAATAAATTCCTATCTAAATAATCAATATAAAAAAAGGTGTCAAGTGACACTTTACTATATTTATGGACGAAATAACAGCTATATTAGACATTACGCGCCCGGTTGATAATATCATCAACGACTTAAAAGGAAAGTCAGTCTATGTCCCCTCATGGGATAATCTTATTAAAGACTATGAACCAACATTGCATTCGATAGTAAATGATAACATTGGTCGAAAAGATAAGGTAAAATCTGATGGTACGGTAGAAAAAGCTTCCCGTATTTATATCGGTCTTGAAAAACTCCTTACAAAACGGATGACAGAGTTTATGTTTTCCATTCCAGTAAAACGTGTCTATCATAATATTGAGAACAATGAAACTCGCCAACAAATAGCGAAAGCAATTGAGAATATATACAAGTATGCTCGTATAGACAGTGAGAATATTAAACGTGGCAACGCCTATTTTGCGTCATGCGAGGTATTTACCATTTGGTATACGGTTGAAAATCCCAATTCTCTATATGGTTTTCAAAGTAAATTTAAGCTGAAATGCAAGACCTATTCCCCGATGGAGGGCGTCGGGCTGTATCCGTTGTTTGACGAGTTGGGAGATATGGTTGCTATGTCTTTTGAATACAAGAAGAAAGTCAAGGACGAAGAAATTGCTTTTTTTGAAACATATACTTCTAAGATCCATTACAAGTGGAAGCAGCAAGGATCTGGGTGGGAACAAATCAAAGCGGAACCAATAGCTATATTGAAGATCCCCGGTGTTTATGTTCATCGCCCAGTTCCTATTTATCATGGTTTGTCTTATTTGCGTAATGAGATAGAATATACCCTTTCTCGTAATAGTGATGTTATCGCCTACAACAGTGCTCCTATCCTTAAAATTGCAGGGGCTACACAAGGAAAAGAAGATAAGGGGGAAAGCCGTAGGATATTCCGTGTTGAAAATGGAGGTGATGTGTCTTATGTTTCATGGTCTCAGGCTATCGAAGCACTAAAGTACCATGTAAGTACCCTGATTAGTCTATTCTGGTCACAATCACAAATTCCGGATATATCATTCGAGAACATGAAAGCATTAGGAAATATCGGGTTTGATGCTAGACAGACCTTGCTGACTGATGCCCATCTGAAAGTAGGTGATGAAAGTGGTGATTGGATAGAATCGTTTGAGCGTGAATGCAGTGTAATCAAGGCTTTCTTGAAAAGCATGAATACTTCATGGGTTAAAGAGATTGACAATGTAGAAGTTGAGCATGTCATTACTCCGTTTATCCAAATGGACGAGGATGCAATGACTGATAGACTTATAAAACAGAATGGTGGCAAGCCAATCAAGAGCCAGTTGCAAACTATTAGAGAAGCTGGTTCTAATAATGCGGAGGCAACTTTGGATCAGATACATAAAGAAGATGCGATGGATTTACAAGCAAAACAATCAAGAATGAACGGTTTATTTGAAAGTGCGGAATAACATGAAAGTACCAATAGATAATATGACCTTTGCCGAAAGTGAATACCTTAGAGGAAATAAAGTATGGAAAGCCCAGACACTTTATAATTTCGCGAAAGCAAAGGAATACCCTGTACGTGATATGCCATTGTGGAATATAGACCTACTGTTGAACCGTTTGAGTGCAGCCAGCTTCATAGTTTTATCTTTCAATGCAAACGTGTTCGTGATTGTTCTTTAGACTACCCTATTATACTGGATGAAGTAGGACAAATAGCAGATGGATACCATAGATTATGCAAAGCTATTTTAGAAGGTAGAAAAACGATTAAGGCTATCAGGCTGCTGGAAATGCCGGCACCTGATAGAATTGAGGAGGGATAAATATGAAAAGACATTCAAAGATAATTACGGTAGAATATGTAGTATAAGATTGTCCTATCTGTGGCAAAATTATAGTGAAGCATTATTTATATCCGATGGTTGATAAAAGAAAGAACAAATTTGTATATGGCAAAAAAAGTAATAACACAATCTAAGTATCATTGTAGGGATTGCGTGCATAGCTATGACCGGCACGAGAAGAACTTGAAAGGTGAGTTCTTCATGTGTCGTTGTCCGTTTTTCACTTCCAGCCGCTTTCTTAACCGTGACGTATGTGACAAGTTCAATAAGAAATGAGTCAATCTTAAAAACAGAAAAATATTTTTTGTTTTATCCCCGTGATTTTTCTGCCTACTCTAATAAATAGATTAAAAACAAACCAATATGTCAAAACCTAAGATTCCGAATCAAAAGAAAAAATATCAAGAGCTTAACACAAGGCTGAATAAATATGTAGCTTTAGTGGAGCATATATATGATGTTCTGAATTTGGAAGCTGCTAAAGCTGTATTACGCACTGATTATTCATCTGATAGTGAAAATCCTTTTAAATGGTCTGATTACCCACAGACTAAAAAACAGATAGAGGATATACAGGCTCAATTTGTTAATTATATTCATACGATTATCTATCGAGGTATTAGTGAAGAATGGAAAAATAGTAATGAAGTGCAAGACTTGATGGCAAATAAAGTTCTAAGGGCTTATAATGCCCAAGTTGATGGGGAAAAATACAAAGTCTTATATCAAGTAAACTCTGATGCTTTGAAAGCGTTCCAAAACCGCAAGGATAAAGGCTTTAATGTCTCTGCCAAACTTTGGCAACAATCCACCATTTATAAACAAGAACTTGAAGCAGCTATATCTTGCGCTATTCAGAAAGGAACAAGTGCTATTACTTTGAGTAAACAAATCTCTAAATATCTGCTTGATTTTCCATCACTGCAAAAAGATTATAAAGACAAGTATGGTAGTGCAGAACATTTAAAGGATTGCGAATACCATTCTATCCGACTGGCTCGATCTGAAATTAACATGGCTTACCGGACTGCTGAAAATGAGCGTTGGAAACAAATGGATTTCGTTGTGGGGTACGAAATAAAGCTAAGCTCTTCACATCATCACCGTATGCCACATGGGGATATATGCGATAGGTTAGCAGGTAAATATCCTAAAGATTTCGTTTGGACTGGCTGGCATCCGAATGATTTATGCTATAAAATACCTATCCTTAAAACAGAAGAAGAGTTTTGGGAATGGGATGGTAGAAGTGAATCTACGACTGAAAGTGTGAATGAAGTCAAGGATGTACCGAATGCATTTAAACAGTGGATTGGCACAAATTCCCAACGCATAGCAGATGCAAAGAGAAATGGAACTTTGCCATATTTTTTAAAGGATAACCCGTCATATCTTAAATAATAACTGCTTATATACAGATACATTCAGTTTCATAACACGGAGTACAAGATTATTTTCGTACTATGTGTCTTATTATAATAGTTTAACAATTAAAGTGAAGCAAAAAGAATCACTTTTCGTATATTTGCATAAAGCATGTGAAGTTACATGCAACCGAACTTGTCGTGAATACATTCATTGCTCTTAATGTATGATTAAGAAGGTTGACGGTCTGCTTGCATGTAATGTTTTGCAGGCCGTTTTTATTAATTAAAACATTGTACAATGGATAGAAAACAACAGGTTTTGTTGAAATTGAAACCGAAAGTGAAGGCGTTCGGGTTCAATAAAAAAGAGGTGATGGGTATCGCTGCTAGAATTGCCGATAACCTAACCTCCACAGATGATGCCTCCGATGAGGACGTAAACGCAGAAATTGAAGCAACTATTGATGCGGTTCTCCCCTACCTGCAAGTCAGCCAGTCTTTTGCAAATCGAGTAATCGAAGAAAACCGCAAAAAGAATGGCGATGACGAAACCGATGACGGCGATGATACATCATCGAACACTTCAAACAATCGTCAGACGGGTTCAAACAAAAATGATCCTCAGCAGAATAAAAGTAATGATGATGCTCCAGCATGGGCAAAGGGATTGCTTGACAAGGTTGATACACTTACCAATGAAATTTCGGTATTGAAAGGTGAAAAAGTCACTACATCAAGAAAATCCAAGCTCAACGAGTTGCTCAAAGATTCGGGTTCTTTCGGCAGTCGCATCCTGAAAAGTTTCGACCGCATGAAATTTGAAACCGAAGAGGAGTTTGACGAGTTTTATTCGGAAGTTGAGGAAGACCTGAAGAATTACAACCAAGAATGTGCAGATGCAGGTTTGTCTACATTGGCTAATCCGCCTGCCGCAAGTGGTAAAAGTTCGGGAAAACAAGATGAAGTGATTAGTGACGCTGAAATCAAAGCGTTGGCTGACACATTCTAAACATTAACAAAAAACTAAGTATTAAAAATGGGTGCAACAGCAAATTTAGCAAGTGAATTGCAGGTGATTACTTCTGGTCTTGATTCGGTTGTAATCAGACGATACGGTGCTGGTATCATTGGTGGTCGCACGCTTGATGTCAGTGGTTATCCATATGATGTAATTAAGGCTGGTCATGTTATTATCGCATCAGATGATGACGAAACACTATTCAAACCTATGCCGCTAAAAGCATCGAATTATGCTCAATATGATACATTGCCCGGTAGCCATCATTATGTAGGTGTATTGGTAAGAAGCGTTACAAAGGATGCTCCTTTAGCAGCAATCATGTACGATGGTGAAGTGAATGATAAAGCAAGTCCGTATTCAGTGGATGATATCAAAACTGCAATGAAGACGGAGTTGCCTGGATTAGTATTCATGCACGATTAAAAGAGGAGGTAAAAAATGGTACAATCACAATTTGTGGAGTACATCAGAAAAATCTTTCCGAGACTCCAGAATGTAGTAGATACAGTGAACGGCAAGCGGAACGGTGACAACAAACGCACCTATTTGCATAAATCTATGTTGAGAAAGGTTTATTCGGCAGACCAGAAATGGTCTAACGCTGCGGTAAACACTACTTATGTAGCAGCCGACATGGTGTCGATGAACTCGCCACTTCCGATTAAAAGCCGCGATGCCATTGCTCACGCCAATGGTTATCTGCCGAAAATCGGTATGAAAAAAATCATGTTTGAATCGGATATCAATACCGTTAACATAATGAAAGCGCAAGGTGCGGAATGGACGAACATCGCGAATAAGCTGACTTCCGACCCGATTGCTTGCTCTGTCGGTATTGACGAACAGAATGAAGCGAACTTCCTGACCGGATTGTCTAATGGCATTGTAGCTGTGGAGGATGAAAACAATACCGGTACGGCTTTGCGTATCAATTTCGGCTATCTGCCTGAAAACTGTTTTGGTGTTGAGACGCAGAATGAGCTTACGCTTGATGACATTAAGCGTGTATTGGCTTATGCTGACAATAACGGCGACACAATCATCACTATCTGCATTGCATTGTCAACCTACAACAAGTTGCGTCAGACGCAAGGGGCAAAAGAACTGGTAGCCAATTATCGCGGTCAGACTTTTGACAGTAATACAAAGCTCCCTGTTCCGACAGCATCTTTGTTTGACGAAGCATTTGCGGATGATAACAACGGGGTTGCTTTCCTGAAAATTGACCGTTCAATCATCTCAGAGAAGAACGGCAAAAGGAAACCGTACAAGCCGTGGAACCAGAACAAGTTGATTTTCCTTACCACAGAAGAAGTCGGTGCTTTGGTGTGGGGAACGCTTGCGGAAAAGACAAATCCGGTAGAGGGTGTTGTTTATTCAACCGTTGATGAGTACAAACTCATCAGCCGTTACAGAACAACGGAGCCGTTTACCGAAACTACGAGTGGGCAGGCTCTTGTGCTCTCTGTTATTGAGAACGTGGATCAAATCTACTCTCTTGATATTTCGGGAGCTCAGGCGGTAGATACCTCAGCTGAAACTTCTGACAGTACGGATGTGAAAATCACTATTTGGGGAAATACTTACAAGAAGCCGGAGTTTGTCAAGGAATTCAATAAAATAACAGGCAAAAATCTAGCTTCAACTATTGCAGATGACAAGCTGATTGCCGCCGTGAACAGGCTGAATGACTTTGACGAAGCGAAATTGAAATCCGCAGTTGAATCTCATAAATCAGAATAAGCCATGAAGACAATACAGCAAGCTCTCGTAGACGAAATACACTATCCGATTTCTATCGGTTTTGTAGAGAATGTGATGATTAAACGTAATCTCAATGGTGATGATGAGTTTGGTTATGATATAGATCATTCTAACGAATACCAGGGAGCTTTAGCTGATTGTCTTTGGTCTTTGGTCCAGGCTATCAATTTCTCTGAAGCAGACAAGTCCTTCGGGGCTTTATCTGATAAAGATAAAGAACGGATACTTTTACGTGTTAACTCCATTTACAAGACTATTGGTGAACCTTTAGTAGAACTGGAGGCAAAACCAACGGTATATGTAGGTGATTGTTTGTTGTAGTATGGCTGTTTTGAGTAGAAATCCACATCGTTTGCAATACCTTGTATCTGCTTCAGGATACGAGGATGAAAACGGAGATTACCATTCAGGTGAAGAACATTGGGAAGGTGAAATTCCCTGTGATGCTGTTCCTGCCGGTGAATCGGATGAAAGGGAATTTGAAGATGGCATAATACGTAAATACTCTTATGAGGTTTGTAATATACCAGCAAACTGCCGTGCTTTTACAATAGGAGATAGAGTCAAGATAAGTCTGCTCGGAGGAATAGAAAGAGAATTTGAAGTGAAAGGTTTTCATCGTTACCAGCTTCAGTGCAAAATTTGGGTTTAGGATATGGGTATAAGAATGGCTACCAAACTTGATGAAATTCATAATACACTTATGAGGGAGGCACAACGGGTTGAAAGGCTAACAATACGCGCTTTGTCGTATCTTGGAGAACAATGTGTTATCAGGGTACGTGATAGAGGTGGTGATAAAAGTTGGTATGATCAGTCTGGTAATTTGCGTAGCTCAGTTGGCTATGTAATAGCCCATAATGGCAGTATTATCCAATACTCGGACTTTAATCAGGTGAAGCAGGGTTCACAAGGTGTAAAAGTCGGCAAAGACTTAGCAGAAGAACTGGCTAGAAGATATTCCAATGACTATGCTCTTGTTATTGTTGCCGGAATGAATTATGCTGAATATGTGGAAGCGATGGATAACAAGGATGTGCTTGCGTCAACGGAGCTATGGGCAATAGACCAAGTACCCAAGATGCTTGAAAAATTAAAGATACAGATTGCTAAATGATGAAATCGGACATTGAAATATCAAAATTTGTATATCACAAGATTAAAGGATCAATCCTTGAAAGAAGTGTAACCGGAAAATTGAGTGATAGGGGTAGACCAGATAAATCGGACAAGGAGGATATTGTCATATCTGTACTTGCCAATGAGGGATGCGGTCAGATCCAGCGAGCTTATGTGAATGTCAATGTTTATGTTAGGGACCAATGGAATTCTAGAACAAAAGCATGGGAAAAGCATACACTCCGTATAGGGGAATTGTGTGACTTGTGTAAGTTTCTCTTTTATATACGTAAAGAAGAGTTTCATACAGTTCCTAAAGAATGTAGTCAAAAAGTCATGTCTACCGATGTTTCTTTTGAGGATGGACACACGGAACATTTCATCAACAACAAGCTGTATATTGAGATAAATAACGAATAAGTATTAACTATATTAAGCAATATAGAACTATGGCAGTAATCGGATGGGGTAAGCCCCGTATTTTTATTAAAGACCTTGATGCAGTATCACCTGCATGGGAAGAATTGCCTACTCCGGTAGAGGATTCCACACAGTTGACAACGACAAAAGGTGACAAGAAAGAAGCAAAGATTGAAGGAGGAGAGAACGAGGATGTAAAGTATGGAAAAAACACCTATGCTCTTACTTTCAATATTCGTGCTGCAAAAGGGCGTAAGCGTCCTATAAGTGATAGTGATGGAGTGGTAGCACATAATTATGCTGTTGCTTTACAGCCTGAAGATCCTGATGTTCAGGGATTCTGTATGGAAAAAAATACCGTTTCTGTTGAGGATTCATTTACAGCGGCAGATGGTGGTATTTGGGCGTATACCTTTGATGCTTTGAAGCCGGGTTCGGACAAAAAACAGATTCAATGGGGTAAGATTATAACAACGCCTACTTCTGGTAAGCCGACTAAGGTTGAATGTGACCCAGAAGATGAATCTGGAGATAAATTTGAAGTTGCTCCTAATCCTAGTGTAGGTGGATAGTTTTTCAGGATGATAGCCTGCCGTGGGGGCTTTATACCCACGTGTATTGCGGAAATGGTGTAATGGATGCACGTATGTCTACCAGGCATTAGGTTACAGTTCGAATCTGTGTTTCCGCTCGATTTTGAAAATTTGGTTTGTTATTCATATGTCTTTTCATGCCGGTTGTCTGTGAAGATATCCGGCATTAATTAAAAAAACAAGAACCGTTATGTTAGAAGATGGGAAACTTATAGACATGGACATTGCGGATACTATAATTGAACGTCCGCATGGTTTTAAAGTAAATCAACGTCAGTTTTATCTATATCCGGTTACTCTTGGAAAAACATACCTAATATCAAGGCTTGTGGAGTGTCTTGGCATAAATCTGGAAATTATCAAGGCTAATCCGTATATGGAAGCGTTGAGAATATGTCAGGAAAAAAAAGAAAGCGTGTGCCGTATTTTGTCCTATCATACCATCAATAAGAAAGAAGAATTGTTTGATTATGATTTTGTACAAGAAAGATGTAATTTCTTCTATAAAGAAATAGATAATGACAGTATGGCACAACTATTGGTTATGGTATTGTCAGAAGGAGACATATCAGCATATATAAAACACCTTGGAATAGATAAGGAAAAAGAATGGCAAGCAAAAGCCATGAGAGCCAAGAAGGATAATAATTCTCTTACATTTGGCGGCAAAAGCATATATGGCACATTGATAGATACAGCTTGTCAACGGTACGGATGGACTTTTGAATATGTTGTTTGGGGTATTAGCTATGCCAATTTACAATTGCTCCTTGCCGATTCCGTAACGTCCATATATTTGTCTGACGAGGAACGTAAGCGAGTTAACATACCTCAAGACCGTGATATCATCAATGCCGATGACCCTGCAAATATGGCAAAAATCAAAGCCATGAAATGGGATTGAATACGACAAATAGAACAGTGCGACAAATAAAAGGCAAAAAAATCACGAGGGTTATACAAAAATTCTCGCGATTTATCGGCGAAATAGAACAATGCCATAGTTTAAAACTATGACCATGTGTATTTATTTTATATTTCGATTTTATCGAAACTATCTATAGAACCATTGGCAGAGAAATGCAATTCCCAGCATATCACCTCATTGTAGTTTGTTGACCAACCTCCAATACTAGGAACTTGAATTGAGTTGTTTCTTAGAACTTGATGATACATTTTATTTCCGATATAGATATAGAAAAAATTTAAAGGATATTTTGCGGCACTACCTTTTGTTGCTGATTTTACCCCAGCATTAAAGGAATTAAATGTTCTTGTGACATTCCCAAAGTAAGAAGAATATGATGTAATGGATTTACCTGCCAACGTGTTGCTTTTTGATACTATGGCTTCATTTGACTTTGTAAAAGTCATGTCTTTGCTATTAGTTTTTCCATACAGGTCGGTATATGAAACTTGCACCTTCATCTCTGTCTTAGATATGTTTTTAATAGTATAGACTGTTTTTCTATTAAAGTAATTATTTGAACATGTAACCTCGTTTTCTGTTTGTTTATAGTCTCCACTGTCAATAAATTCATCTGCTATATATGCGGAATAAAATTCACCTTCTCCAAATGAAACAAAATAATTTCCACTTTCCCAAGTTCCAACAATGGAAGATAAAGGCGGATTTCCATTTCCTGTCTCTCCATCTTTTTGTATTTCATTGTCATCTGAACAAGCTGTTAAAAAAAACATAGGCAACATTGCCATAAAAAATAAAATTCTTTTCATAATGTACGCTTTAAATAATTATTTTCCCATTGCTAATTTTAATGCTTCTTCAAGTCTGTCTGCATATTTGAATATATCATCCATGTTGTCAATCTGAATCCATTCACAACTCTTATATTGGTCTGCCGGTATTCCTATTTGCTTTTTTCTTGCTCCGATAGAAACACGGCATATCCAGAACCATTGGCTGTTATCGATATTTACAACGAAGTAACTTTTATAGTCTTTATAGGTTATGCGTGACACATCCACGCTTTTTCTTAAAATGCTTCTTACGATGTTGTAGGCATCTAATTCCTCTTGTGTTGTTACGACACCGGATTCTTTATCCATATATACAACTCCGTCCGGGAGTTTCTCTTCTGTATCTTCTGTGGAAGTATTTATGGATGTATTGTCTATCGTTTGGAGTGAGTCAGATGTTTGCTCGCTGTTTTTTATAGCTGTATTTAGTCTATCTGAAATAATATCATTAATAACAGATGTGATGGATTTCTTTACGAGTGGTGTAAACATATCTATCACCTTCGATGTGATTTGACCTGAAGTATAGGCTTGACGTGCGAAGAATCGAACAAATTCTGCTGTAGGTGATGCAAATTCGTTATTCAATATTGATTTTATTTCTGTCGTGTATTTCAATTCGTTTGCCGTACTTAGAACATCCTCTTCATTGTAATATGACTTATGGAATTTCTTTAGTTGCTCTATATCCGCATCTGATAAATCAAGCATGTTCACGACAAGAAACGGTTTCTCATCCATTATGTTTATTTTCTCCAAGTCGGTGTAAAATCTATATTCTATCCCATTGGTAAGCACACCAAAACGCGCTTTTGACGCTACAAAATATTTTTGTAGTTGGGTGTCATGCAGGTTTAGGTCTTGCTTGCAGTGTTTGCATTCTATAAGAAGTATAGGATTTTCATCCTTCATTATGGCATAATCGATTTTTTCTCCTTTTTTCTTTATTAAGTCACAATCCATTTCAGGCACGACCTCAAAAGGGTTAAAAACATCGTATCCTAAGGCTGCAATCATTGGCATTATAAATGCGTTTTTTGTAGCTTCTTCTGTAGCTATCTTGTCTTTTTGTTTTTTTATATTATCAGATAGCTGTACAACTTGATCTTTAAAATCCATTGCTCTGCTTTTTACTTTTTAATATTATACAAATGTAATTTATATAATAATATAAACAAAATTAAAGATGGGAAAAATAAACCGTTGAATATATTTTGTATGTTTTATGGCTCTAACTATGTCATTTTATTGTTATATTTGCAATGCCGTGTGATGTTGCACGGAACTATTTCTATCGAAAAGACCTATGGCTGGAATACATTTTGACATTACAGGTGATAATTCTAATTTCTTACGTAGACTTCGTGAAGTAGAGAATGGTGTAAAAAACACGTCCAAGCAAATAGAGCAAAGCGGTTTAGGTATTGAAGAACTGTTTAACCGTATGACTAGAGCTGCCGCAGCATTCGGAGCTGGTTTTACTGCAAAAGAATTAATTTCAAATATTGCACAAGTCCGAGGAGAATTCCAACAATTGGAAGTTGCATTTAAGACAATGCTTGGCAGTGAGGATAAGGCGAATGCCCTCATGCAGCAATTGGTAAAAACGGCTGCTACCACTCCTTTTGACCTTCAAGGCGTAGCAAATGGAGCTAAACAACTTCTTGCTTATGGAGAAAATGTTGAAAACGTAAATGACGACTTGATACGTCTTGGAAACATAGCCGCCGGCCTTTCTCAGCCACTTGGTGATATTGTGTATTTGTATGGTACTACCATGACGCAAGGACGGTTATATACCGCAGATTTAAATCAGTTTACAGGTCGTGGTATTCCTATGATTCGCGAATTGGCAAAAGTATTCGGAGTAGCAGAAGGAGAAGTAAAAAGTTTAGTTGAAGCAGGGAAAGTGGGATTCCCGGAAGTCCAGAAAGTCATCCAAAACCTTACAAATGAGGGAGGAATGTTCTACAACCTTATGCAAGAACAGTCCAAGACAATCACTGGGCAAATTTCTAATATAGAGGATGCTGTTTCCACCATGTTCAATGAGATAGGGAAAGCCAATGAAGGAATTATAAACGAAGCTCTGTCCGGTGTTTCTTATTTGGTTGAGAATTATGAGAAAGTGGGAAAAGTTCTTGTTGGTCTTGTAGCAACTTATGGCGTATATAAAGTGGCTGTGATGACAGTCACGGCTTTGCAAGCTTTACAAGCTTCAGGTATTGCCGCTCTAACTATTGCCGAACGTGCCCACTACGGATGGCTGGTTTTGCAAACAACGGCACAAAAAGCGTTGAACGCTGTCATGCTTACTAATCCGTATGTGTTATTGGCAACTGCTGTTGTAGGGCTTGGAGCTGCAATGTGGTCGTTATCCGATAATACAACGTCAGCAGAACGTGCTTTAGATTCATATAACAAGAAAATAGAAAAACTCAACACGGACGAGGAAGATCGGAAACGTACTTTGGAAGGTCTTGTTAGCACCATTAATAGCGAGGTGGAAGCCGATGTTACTAAACTCAAAGCTTTAAAAGATATTGAGGAACTATACCCAGCACTCTTTAGGAAATATGTTGATGAGAAAGGTCATATACATGACTTGACTGGGTTTTGGAAGGCATATAATGAAGAGGTTTCAAAATCCAGAACACAGTCAAAACAGGCTATAGTCGAATCTTTGGAACAACAAATAAAAAGTGCGGAATGGGCTTATAATTTAGCTAAGAAGGAGAACAACCGTTCCGAAATGAAGGTTCAGGCACAGCGTATCGAAGACCTGAAAAATGAATTGGCAAACGCAAGAAAGGATGTCTTGTCGGAAATCAATGCCCAATTGGAAGTAGAGAACAGACAGGAAACAAAAGAAACTACATATCAGGAAGATTTGGCAAATGCTAAAGCCGAATGGGAAAAAGCGAAAAAAGGGTATGAGTCATTAATCAAAGATCAGACGGCTACATCGAAACAGGTGAAAGAAGCCAAAGATAAGATGGAGGCATCCGAAAAGGCATACAAGGAGCTGGGCGGAGTAACTGGAAGCGAATTAACCAGACAGGAAAATCTAGCAAAAAAGCAAAAGGAAAACCAAGAAAAGCTGGATGGGCAACTTCTTTCACTTCGCCGTCAGAATCAGCAAGATGAAATCAACCTGATGAAAGAAGGCACGGAAAAGAAGTTGGAACAGATTGACTTTGATTATCAAAAACAGCTTGATGCGATAAGAAAACAGGAGGAAGAATGGAGCAAAGCCGGTAATGGCAAGTTGACCGACAAGCAGGTACGGGAAATCTCGGAAGCTTATGCCAATGCCGAAAGCATGAGGGATAAAGATATTACTAATGTAACCAAGGAGCAACTTAAAGCCGAACAACAGGCTTTGAACGATTACTTGAAAGAATATGGCACGTTTCAGCAACAGAAATTGGCTATCGCCCAAGAGTATTCGGAAAAAATAAGGAAAGCGCAGGAAGAAAGCGGTGCTAATAGTGCACAAGTAAAGTTGCTGGAGAAACAACGTGATGTTGCCATACAGAACAAGGAAACGGAAGCCATAAAAGCCAATATAGATTGGGTTACTGTGTTTGGTGAGTTTGGTTCCATGTTTTCCGACATGGTAAAGCCTGCCTTGGACGAAGCTAAAAAGTACATCCAAACCGACAAGTTCAAAAACTCCGATCAGGCAAGTCAGAAATCATTGATTGACGCCATCAGTCAGATGGAAAAGTCTTTGGGTGGTACAAGTGGAGTCAACTTCAAGAAACTTGGAGAGGATGTAAAAGCCTATCATACAGCCGAACAAAACCGTATCAATGCCATAGAGATTGAAACAGCCGCTTTGGAAAAACTAAAGAAATCACAGGATGATTACGCCAAAGCACAGAAGAGTGGAACAGAAGAAGAAAAGCAGGTTACAGCGAATGCCCTTGATATAGCACGACAGAATGCTGACATTGCATCCGCCAATGTAAAGACACAGACGGATATCGCCAATCAGGCCCAGCGTAATGTGACTGATACCGCCACCAGACTGAAAGCAAGTATGGAAAATTTGTTGGGAGGCTTGCAGCAGATTTCATCCGGAGGGTTGTATAACGCATATAGTGGAATTATCAAAACCGTGAACGGATTCAAGGACGTCATAGGTAAGACATCGGAATCGCTTCAAGAAGTTCCCATTGTCGGATGGATTTTGTCTATTATTGACGTACTCAAAGACGGATTGAGTGATCTTGTCGGTGGTCTGCTTGATGCTGTTCTAAATGCGGTCAGTGGGATTATCAGTGATGTTTTGTCTGGAGACTTGTTTGTTACAATTGGGAATTCATTGAAAAATGGAATAGGTAATATCCTTAATGCGATTTCTTTCGGTGGTTTTAATTCTTTGTTTGGTATTGGCGGTAATAAAAAAGAGGTCGAGGAAGCTATCAACAGATTGACAGACCGTAACGAAACGTTACAAACTGCCATTGAAGACTTGACTGACGAAATGAAGGCAAGCAAGGGAACGCAGTCTGTTGCCGCATACCGGGATGCTTATAAGTATCAAAAAGAAACTATTGATAATTATAAGCGTATAGCGCAGGAACAAGCACGTTATTCTGGTTCTCATCATAGTTGGAATTATTATTGGGGCGGTTTTTCTCAGGAACAGATAGACCGTCTGAGTGGAAAGATTGGTCGTGATTGGAATGGTGATATCTGGAATCTTACCCCAGAAGAAATGAAAATGCTCCGTGAGACAGTAGATATGTGGGAAACCATTCAGAATACCGGCAAAGGTGGATACGGTGATCGTCTGACTGATAAGTTGAATGACTATATTGATCAAGCTGGTACGTTGGAAGAACTGACGAATGAACTTTACGAGGGTCTGACTGGAATGTCATTTGATTCTATGTATGATAGTTTTGTAGACAATCTTATGGATATGAAATACGATGCGAAGGCAGCATCGGAAGATATATCAGAATACTTTATGCGTGCCATGCTTTCCAATAAGATTGGTGAGTTATACAGTGAAAAGTTGGAGGAATGGTGGAAAAAGTTTGGTGCCAGCATGGAGGATAACGAGCTGACCGAAGAGGAAAGGAAAGCCTTGCAAGATGAATATATGAAGTATGTGGATGAAGCCATGAAACTGCGTGATGAGCTTGCTGCCGCAACCGGATATGACAAGATTTCACAGGAATCCTATTCCCAATCTTCTTCATCAAGAGGGTTTGGCACTGAAATGACACATGAAGATGCAGGAGAACTAAGCGGTAGGTTTACAGCATTGCAGGTTTCAAATGAGGAAATAAAGAGCCAGATGATAAATGTTGTTGTCGGCATAGGATCTTTGGTTTCTATTTCAACGGAGGGCAATGCTACGTTGGGTAACATCTTGAATCAGCATGTGATTACTAACGGTTATTTGGAAGATATCGTAAAATACACAAAGCCTATCCTTGAATTAGGATCGAAATTAGATAAGATAGTAGATAATACTAAAAATATGTAACATGGAAGGAGAATTTTATATAAATGATAAGGATGCTTATACCACATGGGGAATAAGTATGGATACCTCTTCTTTATCGGCGTTAATGACACCACCGCCGATGAAAGAGTTTATAGAAAACAAGTCACGTCTGGAAAACGGCAAGCGAGTTATAACTTCAGATTCCAAGATTGACGAAAGGAATATTACACTTACATTTAATCTTACGGCTAAAAGCGAAGATCAGTTTTTTGTTAGATATAATTCTTTTTGTGAAGAACTCGCCACTGGGGTATTACATATCAGAAGCAAATATCAGCCAAATGTTGTGTATAAGACTATTTATTTGTCATGTAACCAATTTACACAGTTTATGAGGGGAATCGCTAGTTTTTCCTTGAAATTAGTGGAACCTAATCCTGCGGATAGGACAACATGATTTTTTCTTTGAATATAATTGCTATCATGTGATTTATTTGTATATTTGCTACATAACATTGTATGAAGCTATACAATACTCGTATGGGACTAATAGACATTAAAAACATATCAGGAGATATTCGTTTCTCCACAGACTTCAACGTTGGTTCGATAGGTCGTTATTCATTGGGTAAGGAGGATTACATTACTCTTCCTTTTAACGTCCTAACTCCTATTAATTTTAAGATGGGTGATTATGTGGACTTGTCGGGGATATTAGATGAATCCCTAGGTGGTAAATTCGCAAAGATATATGAAGTTGTAGATTTGCCGACACCTACTTATGACCAGTCTACGGGCGGCTATAATTACGAGTTGCGTCTTGATGCTTACTATTGGAAATGGAAAAATAAGAAATTCAAGTACATGCCGGAGGTGGCAGGCCAGGAAGCGTCTTGGAACCTTACTGCCTCATTGGATATGCAATTAGGTGTGTTCCTCCGAAACTTACAAGCTCTTGGTTACAAATACAGGGGTAATGATTTCGATTTTTCTATAGATTCGTCAGTAGAGGATTCAGCTAAGTTGATGTCTTATGAGAATACCAATCTGCTGGATGCTCTTACTAACATGGCAGAAACGTGGAATTGTGAGTGGTGGGTAGAAGATAATATTATCCGATTTGGACGTTGTGAGAATGGAGATGCTGTTAGGATAGAGCTGGGTGTGGAAGCCCAAGAAATGCCGCGCAGTGAAAGCCAGGGAACCTATGCTACACGTGTGTATGCTTTTGGATCAACAAGAAACATTCCTTCCAACTATCGGCCTGTTGATGAAACAGTAGTGGTAAATGGTATTGTTCAAAAGCGGTTGATGTTACCAGAAGGAACACCGTATATTGATGCTTATCGGTATAAGGATGGTAAAAGGGTATATATTGGTGAAGAAGGTTATGATATAGGTACGGAAATGCCGCAGGAGGAAGCTATTGAAGATATTATATTCCTTGATGAAGTCTATCCACGTACTGAATGTGTTGTTGGTACGGTTGGCAGTTATACGTCTACGATAGAAGATGAAGAAACACAAGAAACAGTAACCCAGACATTTTATTATGTAACCGATACTAGTGGGCTTGTCTTTGATAAAAGTTATATTATTGATGGAGAAGAACTTAGGTTGGTATTCCAGTCTGGTTTACTTAATGGTATGGATTTCGGTGTAACATTTCATAAGGCTGGCACAAGTTTAGGAAGCGTAACACTTGAAAGTGATGTCTATGAAATTGTTGCCAATGATAATTATGGAAGGACATTGCCCGATGAAACATTAAAACCTACTACAGGAGATAAATTCATTCTTTACGGCTGGGATAGTACGAAGATAACGGACCTTGGCCTCGTATCAAATGCCGAGCAAGAATTAAGAGATAAAACGGTGGATTGTGTAAAAAAGATGATGGTCGATGATGGTACATACAATACTACCCTTGCATCATCATGGGTAAAAGAAAACATGATCAGCCGGACATTTGACATTGGCCAAAGAATAGAGCTTGTCAATAAATCTTTTTTTGAGACTAGTCGGATATCTAGAGTTATAGGTCTTGAAATAAAGCTTGATTTACCTTACGATGCTCCTGTATATACAATCGGTGAAAGCACAGCATATTCCCGAATTGGGGAGCTTGAAAATAAAGTTGACAATCTTACTTATAAAGGTCAGACGTACACTAGTGGAGGTAGAAAAGGGGTTTATATAATCCGTACAAATGATTCGACTGCTCCTAGCAATAGTAATGTGTTCTCTGCTTTACGCTCATTAGCAATGTTCCTCCGCAAAGATATCGCCGACACAGCCAATGAGCTGATCACTTTTTTGAAAGGTATCGTTGTCAAGTCGTATCTTAAGATAGGTGAGTTCATAACCGGCGTTTCGGGCGGATACATAGACGAAAAGGGCAATCTTGAAATGGAAAGCGGTGTATTTCGTAAGCGTTTGTTTGTTCCTGAAATAGCCTATAACCGTACAACCTATTTCAAAGGACGTATGGTAAACTCCCCCGGTGGCGGTTGTAGCGTATTGTCATACGTGGATAACGGCGATGGAACCTACACCATCACTCCCGATCTGACGGACGCGGACGGATTGAGCCAGTTTGTTGATGATATCCTTACCACCTATTTTGTGACTAAGAATAGCGAAGGCAAGCTGAATGGCTTTGAAGAGATGAAATTCCGGGTGACTGCCGCAGATTATACCGCCAAGAAGTTTACTGTCATTCCCCGTCCGGGACATTCTGACTGGAAACCTGCCGAGCAGATGGTATTGGCACAAACAGGTAACTTTACGGATCCGGAACGTCAGACTTATATACTTATTGATTCAGTCAACGGAAACAACTGTATTACATTCTTTGACAATGCCAACACTTGGGACCCGGAACCGGCGCAGATGCCTGCGTGGTTCGGGAAGAAAAAGGGCATGACCGTTAACGGAATTGATTGCGAGAAATATTCAGCCGTGTTGCAACAGGTCCTCTTGACCGGGCTTATCTTCCAGATAGATGAGATAACGGGGAACAAGGTTCGTGTACCCTTGGACAAAGGTGAATGGGTTGCAGGTAAGTACGCCTACTATGACCGGGTGTCACATAACGGGGCTTTGTGGTTGTGTGTTGATGATAACGGAACGACAACCGAACCTTCAGAAGGTAATCCGGCGTGGTTGAAACAAGTGGCTGAAGGAGCGGACGGAGCGACAGGTCCGCAAGGTGTTCCCGGAACGCCGGGAAAGGACGGTGTTACTTACTATACATGGATAAGATACGCCGACAACGCACAAGGCGGAGGTATCAGCAATAATCCTACAGGGAAAGCGTATATCGGATTCGCCTACAACAAGACGAGTGCGGTGGAGAGCAACACCCCTTCCGACTACACATGGAGTGAGATAAAGGGTGAGCAGGGTGTTCCCGGTGCACCCGGAGCGGATGGAAAGACCTATTACACATGGATAGCCTATTCGGACAATGCGGACGGTACGGGCATGTACCAGCAACCGAAGGATACTACAAAATATATAGGAATCGCAGTAAACAAGGAAACCGCCACAGAGAGCAGCAACCCTTCCGATTATACATGGTCGCTGTTCAAAGGTAAGGACGGTGCTGACGGTTTGTCTGTAATAGGTGGCGGTCATTGGGAATCCGCCAAAACCCCGTACAAAGCCAATACAATGGTCACTCTTGCCAACTGTGTCTTTTTATCCAAGGTGGAAACCTCCAATCCTCCCATCAGAATATTGCGTGTTAAAGGTGGTAATTTCCTAAGAAAGAAGGACGGTGGTTATTATCTTGCCGGAAAACCTGCCGACTGGGAGGTTAACGAAGACTGGGATATGCTTCTTGACGGGCGTGAACTGAAAGGAGAGAGTATCACTTTCCTTGGTGAATTTGCCACGGCTCCAGCCAACCCGAAAAACGGTGATTCATACCGTAACACAACTGACCGCGCCACCTACATCTATCAGGACGGAAGATGGCAGCTTATGATATCGGACGGGAAAGACGGTAAGGGCTATGAGTATATATACACAAGAGGCAATATCATAGATAACACCCCTGAAAAGCCGGACAGTCAGCAGAAAGATGGTTATGTTCCGGAAGGCTGGACGGATAATTATCTTGGTACGGACATAGACCATCAGGTTGAATGGGGTTGTACACGTTTTAAGGAAAACGGCGTATGGTCTGAGTTCAGTGATCCTGCCGTGGTGCATCGCTGGAGTAAGGACGGAGAGAACGCCATCATGGCGGACTTCGATAACGAGATGGTCAATGCAGCCCTTACTTCGGACGGGAAGGTCGTGTCCTCACAGACTTGGAATACAACTGTCAGCATGTGGTACGGAACGGAAAAGCTCACCCTTGACAGCATCACCTGTACACCTGACACAAATCTTCTGTGTGCGACAGACAAGAATACAGGAGTGGTGACAATATCGGTATCTGCCGGAGCTACTCTTGCAGCGACAAACACGGTGAAGATCACAATCAGGGCTACAAAGAACGGGCAGCAGTATTCCCGTGATCTTACGTTCACAGTAGCTGGTGTGCGTGGGGGAGCGAATGGTGCGGATGCCATTCTATACAGCATTGTCGTTTCCGCCAGCTCAGTAAGCAAGGACAAGAACGGGAACTACAGCGTGTCTTCCGTATCATGTTACAGGCAGATGTCAGTGGGGGGCGTGATATCCACCACAACGGACGGTATATTGAAATACAGCATAGACGGTGGAGCAGAAACTACCATAAACAACAATACAGCCATATCAAGCGGAAATTTCACGAAGACATTGAAGTTTGTCTTTTACGTGAATGACCAGATAGTGGATGTTGAAACCGTCCCCATGCTTGTAGATGGTAAGGACGGGGCTGACGGTGAGAGTATCACAGCCGCAGGTCATTGGGAGTCCGCCAACATTCCGTATGCGAAAAACAGTACAGTATCGTTTGCCGGAGGATCTTACTTAAGCAAGGTTCAGACTTCCAATCCGCCACTTCCGCTTCTTCGTGTGAGAGGTGGACGTTATCTAAGGAAGAAGGATGGCGGTTACATACTTTCCGGGAAGAGATCGGACAAGGCTGTCAACTCCGACTGGCAGGAAATGACTTCCGGTGTCGAACCGTCCGCTTCGTACTGGCTTGACAGCCCGGTAAGCACGATAAACTTCACGTCAACAGGCACACCGTCACCGTCAGCATTTGTTGTTACCATGAAACAGAATATAGGCGGTAATGTGAGCGATACGAATAGGTTCTATCTTGTCGCACGCAAATATAACGGAAACTGGCTGGCGCATGTAGGTGCTACCCTGAACAGCCAGATATCCGTTCCTGCAACAGCCGGATACACCCAGTTCGCCGTCCGGGCTTATAAATCCGCGTCGGACGCAAACGCATGGAATAATAATTTTGTCGCTGAAAAAGGTGTGGGGGTTGCTAAAGACGGAGCCATAGGAGCGACAGGAGCAACAGGGGCGTTTCCCCGTGACAGGGGCGTATGGGCTTCCGGACAGACTTACGTCTGGAATGCGGATTACCGGGATAAGGTCATATATCTGATAGGGGGAGTTTATTATAATTTCCTTGTAAAGAATTACGGCGCTTCCGTTACTTCTGCACCCACATCAGCCAACGGGGATTCGAACTGGGAAGCCATGCAGAAGTTTGTGAATATCGCTACTGATACCCTTTTCGCCGATGGTGCGAATGTGGCCGGATTCATGTTCAAAAACAATGTGCTTAAATCCCACAACGATGAAGGTGAAACTCTTCTTATCAATGGCGTAACCGGGTATTTCAAATGTAAGAATGCAGAGATTACTGGAACAATCACATCTACAAAAGGGAATATTGGTGGTTTTACCATATCATCTGCAAGTTTGGAGGCTGTTAGCGGAAATAATGCCATGCTCCTTTCCGCCAACTTGGTAAGATTTACCGGAAGTTATTCAAGCGTGTTTATTGGAGCGGATACTTTTCCTTCATCTAGTGGGGGGGCAATATTATGCCCATCCCGTATTTCGGTTAATAGGAATATAAAGAATACGGCGTATGGCAATGTGGGCATGTATTTTGACATACAAGGTTCCCATGCTTATGATGATAATGATTTTCAGTATACCGGGAATCATGCGTTGTATATCGTCAAGGGGGACATCTGTGGGTTTAGGCTCAGATTGCGCAGAATAAGCAAGAGCACAACTTTGTCAGTGATGGATAGTGTTATCATGGCTGTAACGTCCGGTATTACGCTGACTGTTCCGTCCACTGCGGAAGACGGGCAGTTCTACTGGATAAGAAATGTTTCTGGTGGTGATGTGACCATAGCCGGAACAAATCTTGTCGGCTGGAATTCCGGGGAGGTCAGCACTTCGATAGGTTTGGCCAAGTCAAAGGCGGCAGCAATGTATTATGACAAGCATAATAACAAGTGGTTTATGAATTGGATTGATTGTTGGAACTAAAATGTAATGATTATGAAAATAAATTTTAAACAGTTCCCCATGTACACGGGGATAGACAAGAAAGAAATGGTTGCCTGTGATGTGGCATATAGCTTGGCAAATAACCTTTATACCAAAGTGCCTGATAATATCGGAGCGCATTGTCTTTCCGAGAAGATTTATAATGCGGAAGGCAATGTGGACTTAAGCGGGCAGGAGATTGAAATAATCCGGTTCGCTTATCCGACCTTTACCGGAGCATTTGCCGATTCGTTTGAACATTATTTGAAGACATATAAAGAGAAGGAGGAACAACATGAAAATTGAGAATTTGGAACGCGCCAGCCGGATCAATGACGAACTGGCGAAACTGAAGCTGGCGAAGGAAACGTTGAATAACGGCGGCTATGTCCGTATCTACAGCAGCACCCGGTCAAGTGCCGGATGTGTGGAGCTAGATATAGCGAACTTCAATGATGAGGTGAACACGTGTATAGACAACCATATCATTGAGCTTGAATCTGAAATAGAAACTTTATAAAATTAGGATATTATGAGTGATTTGAATTTAGACAATATTGTTGGTTTTAAGGCTGTTGATAAAGACGGTAACGAACAGAATGTAACAGTGGATGAGATGGTGGACATGGTTTCCACAAGAATGGTTATGGCTTTGTCAGAAACTTCAACATTTGCTGCCGTTGCTGCAACAGGAAATGACGTGTATGAAAATGAACTTCCGACAGTGACGGATGCCGCAAATGTAAGAGTTTTACAAAGTAGCGGGGATGCGGCAAAAATGACGATGCAGTCGCTTGCATCAAAACTGGGAGGACTTCTGCCAATACCAAACATAAAATCGGTATCAAAAAACATAAATATATCAACTGAAACAGTTGTGACTTTAGTAACATTGGCATTAGGTGAAGTCTGCCTTTTATCGATTTCAGATGGAGGATATACTGTAGTCATCTCTTTATCTGCAACCCAAAGTAATACGATAAAATATAGTATAATTTCAGGGGAGCTAAGAGGAACATACAAATTATCTGATGAAGGATTAAATCTGAATATGACAACATCAGAAGCAAGAACACCAAGGATAAGATACATTATTTTTTAACAGAAATAATCTCATAATCTCGACCTGGGAGGACTAATGAACAGTTTGAAGCTGTTCCCGTTTATGCCCAAAGGTATATTAAGTACAGACGAAGAGGTAAATAGTGCAACTGCAAGCGGAATGTATCATGTATTCGGACAAAACGGAATTAGTGTTGTTTCAAATTATTCCATAATGATAGTTTTTAACGATGGACAAGGATATGTCATTCAAATGACATTCCGTCTAGGTGAGGATGTTGTTGGTTTCCGCCGTAATTATGATGGGAAATGGGGAGATTTTAGGTCTTTTGTATTGGCTTCTTAGAAACATGGATTACCTTTGCACCGCACATGGCGTTGTGCATATCAGGATCGGGTGGCACCGGCTTGTACCGGACCACCCGTTTTTTAATCATTTCAAAGATACGGTTTTCCAATTACCCCAACTGTCACTAAACCATTTCACTCGATATTTATAGGTATCTCCGCTATAATTATATAGATTCTGAACACAACAGATATTAGGTTTGCCGATTACAACTAATACACAATTACGGACATATTCTAATTTTGAATTTTGTGATAGTAAGTATATTCCGCTATAATTCATCTGATCTAATTCGTCTTGAGATTCTATTTCTTCCTCATTTCTGAACCTTAACCACGTATCATTTATCCCCAACAGTCCCCCCAGAAGTAAAAATAGGTAAATTTTATGTCAAAGAAACCATCATCCAAGAAGACCAATTTGTTCCCCATTTTAGTCTAATATATAATTTTCCTATGTTATAATAACAAACTTGTAAAACTATGATGTTATTAACAGGTAATACTATTAAGATTCCATTATTATTACTATTAATAGATGGCATGTTAATGTCGCTAGGATAATTCCGATATATCCCTCCTGATATAAGTTCATTTGCATCCCCGAATGATGAGCCATTATCAGCTTCTGGTAATCTCCATAGCTTCAAACCAGTGAACAGTCCTCCCAGAAGCATTTTTTGTGATTTATTTTGTAAATACAGAAGATTCTTTTAACTTTAAAACAAAAAGTTGAATATGTTAGAGAAGATCAGATACCGTTTGGTTTATAACCGACAAAACAAGTTAAATCGACAAGGGACAGCCCTAGTCCAAATAGAAGCCTATTTGAATCAGAGAAAGGTATATTTTAAAACCAATGTTTATCTAAAGCCGGAGTGTTGGAGTAAGGATGGCGCTCAAGTAATTAACCATCCGCAATCGAATGAGCTTAACGCAATGCTATACGAGAAGATACTGGAGTTGCAGGCTATAGAACTTAGCTACTGGAAAAGAGGGCTTGAATCAAACCTTTCCACGTTAAAGGAGGCTGTAAAAAAGGGAATTAAACCAGTTGTGTCGTTTTTAAAATTTGCAATACAAGCGATAGAGAATTCTGATAGAAAACCGGGAACCAAGGATAACATGCTGGGCACGGTAGCCACTTTGAAGGAATTTCGGAACGTGATAGAGTTCACAGACATCAATTATACGTTTCTAAAGGAGTTTGACGCATTTCTTCGCAATAAGGGATTGAAGGTAAACACGGTAGGAAAACACATGAGAATACTGCGTACCTTGGTTAACGAAGCAATAAACGAAGGTTATATATTACAGGAGGCATACCCTTTCCGTAAGTTCAAGATCAAGAAAGAGAAGAAGGAACATAACTTCTTGATGCCCGCAGACTTGGAGAAGCTGGAGAATCTTGAACTGCCGGACAGGAAGAACAACAGCCGGCACATACTGGACGCATTTCTCTTCTGCTGCTATTGCGGATTGAGATTCTCTGATTTCAAGCAATTGACTTATAAAAATCTCGTAACAGTTGATGGAAAGGAATGGCTAGTTATGAATAGCATCAAAACAGGCGTAAAACTCAATATTCCGCTATATCTGCTGTTTAACGGGAAGGCTCTGGGTATAATGCGGAAGTACGACAGCATCGAACAACTGGCTGCATTAGGTTGCAATTCGGACACCAATCGGACGTTGCAGAAATTGGGAAGGATGGCGCGTATCAGCAAGAAATTTACCTACCATACAAGTCGTCATACTTGTGCTACTCTGTTGGTTCACCAAGGCGTTCCGATAACCACCGTCCAAAAACTCTTGGGGCATACATCGGTCAAGACAACAGAGATATATTCCGAGGTGTTTGATGAAACGATTATCAAGGATCTGACAAGGGCTAACCAGAAGTATTCTAAAAGTAGAAATGTAAAACAAAATCAAATAAAATCTCAAAAATACCCGGAAAAATACCTCAGGCAGTAGAAATCTATAGAGGCTATCTGTTTTATACCCGTTTTTCAGACTTCGGTCCATCTTTATTTTCATTTGTCAATAAAAATACAAAACCGTTTGATTTGCCGTTCTATTAATTCTCTTCATTTGTCCTGCAAGTAAAAAATATTGCATTAATGGCAATTTTTTAAGAAGATTGGTTTTTGTTTCAAAATTGGCTCTTTATAACTAATTAATATAGTTTTCTTTTTGTATTTCGTTTTAGAATTGATATCTTTGCTATTGTGAATGGGATAGAGAGTAGGACGTGGATTGAACGGCTGCTGTGCTTTTTGCTGGCGGCTGTTCTTTTTTTGTGCAAATAATAAATTTAGGCAATTATATATTAATTTACACCAATTATGTAAAAACACTGCATTATATTTGCATCTTGTGTAAAAAGTTACTATATTAGGGGCATAATTAAAAACTAAGCCTTATGTTTAATAGTAGATTCAAATCATTAAAAGATTTACAAGATGCTTTCCCAACAGAACAGCGCTGTATAGATTATCTGGAAGAAAGAAGGTGGGGTGTAAAGGTCGTTTCCCCTTTTGATCCTACTTCCAAAGTCTACAAATGCAAAGATAATAAATATCGTTGTAAAAACACTGGAAAATACTTTAATGTTAAGACTAAACTTATTTTTCATAAAACCTCCCTACCTTTAATTTATTGGTTTATGGCTATATGGCTTGTATTATCCCACAAAAAAGGTATATCTTCAATACAATTAAGTAAAGATATTGGGGTAACTCAGAAAACTGCATGGTTTATGCTTCACAGAATCAGAAAGGCTTTAGGTATAGAAAACGATAAGTCAAATGAAGATGACAATAATGACAGTGATGGTGGTAAATTGAGTGGTACTATTGAGGTAGATGAAACTTTTATTGGTGGGAAGAATAAAAATCGTCATGCAGACAAGAAAGTAAAGGCTTGTCAAGGTAGAAGTTTCAAAGATAAAATACCTGTATTCGGAATGATTCAACGTAATGGTAGGGTTATTGCTAAAGTTGTTTCTGACACAAAATCAAATACCCTTTTCTCTGTTATTCATAATTACGTGAAAGAAGGTAGTAATCTTTATACAGACGAATGGAATTATAGTGATGGGGCTAATATTTACTACAACCATAGAAATGTAAATCATGGAGCAGGATTTTATGGTAGTGGTGATCTGACAACAAATCACATCGAAGGATTTTGGGCTTTAGTGAAAAGAAGTATTATGGGTATATACTACCATTGGTCTAAACAACACATGCAACGTTATATTGACGAGTGTGTGTATCGTTTTAACACTCGCTCTTTATCTGATAAAGAAAGATTTGATTTATTTTTGCAGAATATTGAATGTAGATTAACTTACAAAGAATTAGTATATGGATAATCAAATAAAATACGAAGGAACTTTAAATCTTGGTGAAAACAAATTGCCATGTTATGTATTAGAAGATGGGACAAGAGTTCTATCAGGAAGGAAAATGCAAGAAATATTAAAAGTAGTTGATGGGAATATAAGCGGCACAAAATTGCCACAGTTCCTATCAAATTCAATACTTAAACCTTTCATTTTCAGCAATAAAGACGCGGCACATTTTGATCCAATTATATGCTTTAAAGGTAAACAGCGAATTAATGGTTATGAGGCTACTGTTTTGACCGATATTTGTGAGGCTATTTTAAGAGCTAGGCGCAGTGGAGTCAAAATGACAGAAAGACAACAAATAGTTGCTAATCAATGCGAAATTTTATTATCTTCATTTGCTAAGATTGGTATAATTGCCCTTATTGATGAAGCTACTGGATATCAAAATGAACGAGAACATTTTGAATTGCAAAAAATCCTTAGTGCTTATATTTCTGAAGAAATTTTGAAATGGCAATTGACCTTTACAGATGATTTTTATAGAGAAGTGTATAGATTATGGGGGCTACCTTTTATACCTAAATACATTAAAAACAAGCCATCTTTTATTGGTAAATTAACAACTAAGTATATTTATGATTTATTACCTGATGGAGTTGTTGACAAAATTAAGGAGAAAACGGGAAAAACGGATAAAGGAAATTGGAAATACAAATGGCATCAATCATTAACACCAGAAATAGGTAGAGAACACCTGAAAAAACAGATTATAGAAGTTACCACATTAATGTCTATTTCTAAATCCAAATCAGAATTTAATGAACTGTTTGAGAGGAAATATAATGCTAAACCTATTCAATTAGAGTTAGAGTTTAATGAGGATATTAATGAAGTTAAAAGTAAATCTAATGATGACTTTGACAAAGGCATAGACAAGATTATAGGATTTGAAGAAAATTGAAATATATGGCCAGAGTAACAACTCCGGCCTTTCTTATAATTAGGGTTCATTTGGTCCTATTAAAGTTTTATCATCAATGGATATTTTTGTATCCCCTCCTTTTTTTAGTATAAATACTTGTTGAACCCATTTACCTATGACATTCCCTATTGATAAATAAACTTTTACTTTATATGTTTCTGGATCAGCAGTAAATGTATGTATATCTCCTGCTTTGCATTCTATTGATTTATTACCAATCTTATCCCCATTATCATTATACTCAAATAAACGGACGGTACTAGAAAGGTTAGAGTGCACATCAAAAGAGAGTGTATAAGTTGTGGCAACATCATCATCGTCATTTGAACATGCGGAAAACGTTAGAAACATTACTGTAAGTAACATCGTCATACTTAATAACTTTTTCATAAACTTGAATTTTTATGGTTAATACTAAAAATAAAGCTCCACTAATTTCAGCAATAACCACGCATTACAAGTATACAAGGAAGCGCAGACTATCGCCCATACGCCTTCTTGGCTCACCACAAGCCACAATACATTATGGGGAAGTCTACGCCTATAAGGTTTCAACTCACCCAATATGTATTGGTTCATTTATAGCTCGTTTTATTTCCGAGGTGGTGATTCAGAAGGCGATTGAGCTATTTTATATGTCAGTACAACGATTGGATATATCCAATCTTATTTGTATATTCAAGTGCAAATATATTAAATATTTCATATTATATAACTATATAAACCAATTATTTTTTTTACAGTAATATAAATAAGGTGTAATTGACTAAATTAGTATATTTGTAACCACAACAACAATAACAGCGGTTGCACTCTTATTTTGTTGTGTAAAATAGTATATAATTGCCTAAATTTATTCTCATATTTATTTGTGTATATAACAAAAACGTTATATATTTGTAGCGTAAATCAAATCGAAGCGTATGAATTGGCAAGAGATGAAGAAAAAGGCGGTCGATAATGGTTTTGTTTTTTTGAAACACGGCAGTCGTCACGACATATACGTGAACAAGGCTAACGGGAAAATCATTTTATTGGAACGTCATTGGTCGCAGGAAGTGCGCTCCGGCTTGATGAACAAGCTGAAAAAGGAGATCGGGTTTTAATGCCCGGTTTCTTTTTCAGAAATAAACAATATATGATATGAATGTGGTTATAGAAAAGCAGAAATCAGGAACTTACATCGCTTACAATGTAGATTGCGATGGGGTTTCTCTTATGGGTACAGGTGTTACAGTCAATGAGGCTAAAGATGATTTTTTCAACTCCATTCAGGAAGTAATAGAATCTTGTAATGAAAGTGGGTTGAAAGTTCCTGAGTGCTTGATTGATGCGGAGCCTGTATTTAAATTTGATGTATCGTCTTTGTTTGAATATTACAGTGTGCTTAATGTAAGTGCTTTTGCGCGGTATGTCGGTATTAATGATACGCTTATGAGGCAATATAAAAAAGGTGATACGTATATATCAGAGAATCAATTAAAAAGGATTGAGAATGGAATACATGCACTCGGACAAGAATTTACCCGTCTGAAGCTCGTTTGATTTACGTCCTTGTTTATTTCAGACAGAGAGGACACCTTTCCCGTTAAGGTGTCCTCTTTTTGTGTTTAAATGTTAAATATTACACAATGCAAGAAAATATATTGTGATTTGTTTTGCTATTACATCACAATATAGTATATTTGCATTGTGATAATAAAACAATGAATAATTAAAAGACAATAGAAGATTATGAAAGCGATAGTAGAAAATCCACTGATAAATTGTGAACCAGAGGTTTTACACCTTTTCGTTCAAATTATCAATGAAATCACTTCTTGTATGTCAGAAGACGAGTTAAAGGGCTGTATGAACTCTTTAATAGTACAATATCCTTACTTTAAGCTGTTCTTTGACTATGGTTTTGAAAACAATCACATGTGGGTGAAAGAATCAGATTCTATGGAAACATTGATATTTGTTGAGTTCTAATCCGATATCCTTAAAAACAACAAGCAATAACAAACAAAAACATATGATGAAAAAAAGATATACATACAATGAAATAGTAGATAGATTTGGGAAAGATATAGCAGACAAGGCAATATCAACTGGTGCAGAGCCTACAAGCTGTGTAGTTGATCCGCTACATGAAGGTCTAAGTCTGTGGGCTGAAGCTCCTATTGAGATTGATGGCTATATGATCCGCGCATATTACTACTTGACAGAAGAGGATGAACAGAATTTAGACTTTTTTGATTGGGAAGAGAAAGCAGAATTTGAGGTTGAAGAAATTTTTTGGTAATAAATATAAAGCTGGTGACAACAGATCAATTCAGTATCAAGAATATGAAAACTTTCAATTCATTAGATGCAGATTTTCGCAGAGCATTCAAGCTGGCAGCAAAGCAAGGTATAGTTAAATTCACGGTTGAAGGAATTAAAGACGATCCCGATTCGATTTATCCAATGTTTGAAGTATCGAACAATCACGTTACTTACTATTCCGTGCAGAGACAAGAGAGTGTTTGTATAACTGACATGAAGATAAAGGCTGTTATCTACTAATTAGCATGAAGGACAAACAATTAAGGGAATAAAAAACAGAGGCGGATTTCTCCGCCTCTTCACTATACAGTGAGCTGTATAGAAAATACTAATTTGTGAGCAAACCACAATGACATTTTTAATGTCGTTTCAATCCACGCACCGAAGTGCGACTAACATCGTTGATGTTCGATGCAAAGGTGCAACTTTTTGAAATAACGAGCAACAAATTATAAATGTTATAAAACATATTAATTATGGCAAGAGGACGATCTATTACCCTAGATCAAGAGTCTAGGGTATTGTCCTTATATAAGGACGGGATAGCGATCAAGGAGATAATAAGAGAAACAGGGGTACGGTCTGAGCAGACAATATACAGGATATTGGACAGCAATGGTGTGCCAAGACGTCCCAAGGTTAGAGGTGTAAGAAAAATATTTGTCACGATAGAGGAGGATGTAGCTGCTATCTTGGATAAGGAGCAATCAGTATCATTATATGTCAATGAGGCTATAAGATTCTATCACAGTAACCGGCATTAATGTCGGTTATTTTTTTTGTAATAAGGAAAACAATATTTATCTTTGTGGGGAGCGTGTGAAGATGCACGCCACTTATATTTATGACGAAAGGACATATCCATATTGTATAAAGCCAAGAGCTTGTTGCGGATTAGTTTCCGTGACAGGCTCTTTTTTTTGTTTTGTATGACAAAACAAAGGTTAGCTTGAAAATCGGGTAATCCAAAACGTGTAATTGATGGTAATTAAAAGTTAACATAAAATTAGGTAATATGACAGATTTAGTTTTTAAAGGCCAGAATGACCAAGTTTTAACAAACAGCTTATTGGTTGCTGAGAAGTTTGGGAAAAGACATGCCGATGTAATAAGAAGTATTGATAATATTCTTAATACGGAGGATGAATTACTAAACGCAAAAATGCGTTTAGCTTTTGTATCAACGACTTACGAAGATTCAACAGGTAAAAGTAATCCTGCCTATATCATGAACCAAAAAGGTTTTTCTATTTTGGTAATGGGATGGAATGGTATAAAAGCCTTGAAATTTAAAAATGAGTTTTACGATGCATTTGAGGCAATGGAACGATCATTGAAAGAAATTAAAACTCCTCAAACATATGCGGAAGCGTTGCGCCGGCTTGCGGATGAGGTGGAGGCAAAAGAACAGATTCAGTACCAGCTTGAACAGAAGACCGAGCAACTTGATGAATCCAAAGAATGGTACAGTATCAAGCGTTGGGCAAAGGAGCATAATATGAACTGGCGTTGCATCAACTGGCGAAGAATGAAAGCATTGTCTTATGGATTGGGCTACGAGATCAAGAAGATATTTGACGCCAACTATGGACAGGTGAATATCTATCATATTAATGTGTTCAAAACTTACTTTCAATGAGAGATGTAATCTACAATTTTATAAATGAGCACATGATGATACACATTGTGCTTATAGCCTTGTGTATTGCGGCTACAATGGGGGCGATGTTAGTGGACCTTATTACGGGAGTTATGAAAGCCAAGCAACGGGGGGAGGCAAGAACATCCACGGGGTATAAGAAAACAGCCGTCAAAGCGAAGAAGTATTTCACCCCGTTCATAGAATTGTGCTTCATTGACCTGCTATGCTGTGTTGTTATCCCCTTCCCTGTTTTTTCTATGATCTGGACGGGTTACTGTATTTTCTGTGAGTTTAAATCGGTACGCGAAAAGTCATGGGAAAAAGCGGAGTTGCGCAAGGCAGAAAAGACAATGAGTGTGATTATCGAGAACAAGGATGATATTGCCAAGATCATGGCTCAGATATTGTTTGACAACGAAAATAAAAAGGAGGATAAGAAATGAAATATTTTACAATTGCAGAATTATGCCGTAGTAATACAGGAGAAAAGTTAGGTATAGAGAATGTACCTAACTCATTTCAGAAAGCGAATATGGAGAATCTAATTAATCATCTTCTTGATCCAATCCGGCAGATGTGGGGTAAACCCATTATTGTGAATAGCGGCTTTCGTTGTGTTAAATTAAATAAAGCTGTGGGAGGTGCAAAGAACAGTGAACACATGTCAGGATGTGCGGCAGATATAACTACCGGGAATAAGGCGGACAATAAAAAATTGTTTGATATGATTCGAAATTCTTCCTTAGAGTGGAGGCAGCTTATTGATGAGAGTGGATTCAGTTGGGTACATATATCCTATAATCAGTCCGATAATAAAAAGCAGGTATTACACTTATGAAATGGTTAATATATATAATCGTTATTGTGTGCGTTTTCGGTTTAGGATGGTTCGCAAGACCATCCATAGAAACGGATATAGAGGTAAGAGCAGATACGGTATTCAGCACAAGTATTATTGTAAAGAGAGATACTGTAAAATATTATCTTCCTTCCCCAATACTATGTTGGCATGATGGTGATACAATCCATGTAGGAGACACAATTCTTCCTGTCGAGCAGAAGATATACAGAGATAGTGATTACATCGCTTATGTGAGTGGTTACAGACCTAACCTAGATAGTATCTATGTTTGCTCCAAAATACTGACAGTAACGAATGACATCTATCACACGGTTAAAATAAAACCTAGAAGATGGGGACTGGGGATAACTGCCGGTTATGGATTTGGTAAGGATGGTTTTTCTCCTGCGGTTGTCGCAGGAATAAGTTATAGAATATGGTAATCAACAGAAGGGAGGTGCAAGATGAAATAGTAACCAGAATGCCACAGGTAGAAGCGTGGCGCATATAGAAAAACTCATTTAACAAAAGTAATTCTTTCAGGGGCTTAGAATCAAAAAAAAGCCCCCAACATATCATCATATTAATATTGCCACATAAAAACATGATAAAGCATAAGACACCTTATGTTGGGGGCTAATATCTTCAACATAAATATCTTATGCTTTGTTCATCAAAATCTCATGTTTTACGTGGCGAGGCAAAGATAGCAATAAAAAATTAGAAAAAACATGTGCAAGTCAGAAATCTTTGCCAAAATAATTAATATTGTTTCAAAAGAAACAGAAGTGTCTGTAGACCAAATATTATCATCTGATAAGAATATGGAAACAGTGGATGCCCGGTATCTTCTTGTATTTTTTCTTTTCGAAAGCGGTATGTACCCTTCACAAATAGCCGCTCATATCCATAAGACTAAACGTGCTGTCAACTACATGATATCCAATTTCCATGAGAGAATGGAGAGTGGGAAAATGATGAGAATATATTGGGACGATATAAAGAATTTGTTGGGAAACAACTGATTTTCCATGAGTTATGATCTATATACTTTTGTGCACGGTCGATTTTGACCGGATACAAAATACAAATACTTATGGAACGAACTTATGTTTTTAACCAAGACGGTGGAACCGGCGCAAACAATGGCCTGCTTGCGTCCATTCTTCCGTCCTTGCAGAACCGTGGAATTGACACTGGCTATCTGATGGGGCTGATGGGAGGAAACGGAAACGGAGGTTTCTTCGGAAACAATGGCGGTTTTCAGGACATCATCGCATTGATTGTGATTGCAGCCATCTTCGGTAACGGGAACTTCGGATTTGGTGGCAACAACAACCAAGGAGCGAACGAAGGAAGAGAAATGATCATGCAGACACTTAACCGAAACGGTGTCGACATTGCAGCATTAGCACAAGCTGTGAACACATCATCAGACCAAATCCTTGCCGGTATTAACTCTGTATCACAGGCTATCTGCGGTCTCGGCAACCAAATGGGCCAGAACACCAACAGTATCATTACAGCAATCATGCAGGGCAATTCCGCTATTGCAACCCAGTTGGCAGATTGCTGCTGCAAAAATCAGACAGCAATTGAGCGTCAGGGGTATGAAAGCCGCTTAGCAAGCTGCGAAAACATGAATACGCTTACACGCACAATGGAAGGGAACACGCGTTCTTTGGCGGACGCTTACCGTGAAGGTTTCCAAGCACTTGTAGCAAAAATGGATGCGGCAGAGGCGCGTCGCCAGCAAGAAGCGTTGGCTGCTAAAGACGCTGAAATCTCTACTTTGAAAGGTGAAATTTCACAGCGTAATCAGAATGCGACTATTCTTGGAAACGTAACGCAACAAATTGCTCCAATAGTAGCAAGTCTACAAACACTGCAGGGAGAGGTGGATAAAATCCGCTGTTCAATGCCGCCTACAGTAGCAGTGCCGTATCCGCAGTTGCAAGTATTTAACCCTGAAGTAGCTCGTGCTGCCGCCTATGGTGCATACATGGGAGATTCAGTTTACGCACGCAGTGGATTCGGTTGCAATAACTACTGGGGTTAATCCGGTGAGAAAGGAGGTAGATATGTGGCCTAACTTTTTTACAGGATTTCCGTTCCCGTTTCCCTCCCTCGGCAGAGTGAATTACAACACTCTTCCTACGGTAGCTGTAACAGTCGGTACTGAGAATGTGACTTTGGAGCTTCCTAACCATGCGTTCCGCAACAGGGATTATGTCGGAGGGTTCTATGTCAATCTTCGTCAGGCGATCCCTGCCGGCACGACTGCCACGCTGCCTATATTGATAGGGACCAACGGGGATACAAGACCGTTGTTAGCTTACAACAACGAGCCTATTACGGTTGCCAACCTTGCCGGAACCGGTATTTATGAAATCCACTATAACAAATACACCAACGAGCTGTTCCTTGTTAATGGCGGATACAGACCTACCGCTACTCCGGCTGCAACGGCAGAAGCAATGTCAAGCAAAAGCAAGTAGTTAACACGGGTGCCGGGTTTCTTGGCACCCTATTAAAATTAAACCAATATGTTTCAATCACTTCGTACCAATAACCAGTTATATATACTTCATAAGGATGCTAACCCGTTTATCGAATACGGCCCGGTAGTCAGCGTTTCCGCTCCCAAACCGAAATATCCTATGGCATCCCCTATGGGACAGTTGCCCCAAATGGAAATGGTTGTGGATGTTGTTGTCTGTATCAACGGGCAGAACACGACTTTCCAAAATCTTCCTGCCGGCATGGATATAGCCGACTTCGGACAGAACGGCAATATCGTAGTGTCATGCTCACGTGATGCGATGAATAACGAGGTCGCTTCTATGAAACAGAAAAGCATAGACATCATCAACAGCATGGATTTTCACAATTCCGTCATTGCAGGGTGTGACAAGATGCTTACGCTCTTGAACCCTGAATTTGCCGAGAAACAACGTCAGGAGCAGGAAATATCCTCTCTGAAAGGGCAAATGGCGGAAATGAGCAAGAACATGTCTGACCTTATGGAATTGAACAAACGGCTTATGGAACAGCTCGGAGTGGTTGAAACATCCAAAACAAAGAAATGATTATGGGAATGTGGGAAATATTAGAAGAAGGGCGTGACGATTACGGACGCAGCTTCGGTATGAGAGGTGACGAGGTGGAAGAAGCCTACAAGGAAGGCTGCCGCCACGGTTACGAAAAGGCCATGAGAGAGATTCATGGAGACATGGGCTTCCGTGATGGCGGAAGAAATTATTCAGGATCAGGTATGGGAGAACGCAGATATCCCGGCTATTTCCCTGAATATCCCCGCATGGATGACATGGGAGAACGCAGACGCAGACGCGCCAACGGTGAGTTTTATTAATGGTGGAGGGGTGGAATGCCCCTCTTTTTAAACAAAGGTTATGGAACAGAGATTGGATACATACAGCAGATTCCCATCTGGCATGAGGGAATATCTGGAAGCATACGGCTTTCATTTCAGCAAGAAACTTTATGAATGGGCCGTCTCAAAAATGAAAGTGAAAGACGAAACCACGGGTAAAGAAAAAAAGTTGGAGCCGTGGAGCAAAGACGAAGTGGACGATATGCTGAAAGCGAACGGAATTACCATCGAGCACGACAAGGGTTATGACGTTGCTTATGTCGCAAACATGCTGAAAGCGGATTTCTATAAAAAATCATTGGTTGACGAGGCACATTTGTGCAAGCATATAAAATGCTACCTTGATGATATTGATGGCGATCCTTGCAGGGCGTTTGACGAGTTCTTTGCCACCTGTATAGGTAAAGGGATTCCTGTAATCTGGTCGGATGTGATATGATTGTTCAGGAGTTCTACATACCAAAATATGGGGACTGGCACGTCAAAGTGTATTATGCGGTACACACCTATTGGGCGGATCGGATCATTATGGACCTGTACCGTATAGGATGCAGGGGGGATTCCCTCAAGCGTGCGTATCGCAATCTGACCGAAGGCAGAATGAATACCGGTCTAACCTATTCGGACTACAGGAGAAGAGAGACGGTAATGGTTATCTCTTTGACTTCTACCCCCGAAGAGTTTCAAAATTCGTGGGACCACGAAAAAGGTCATTTGTGCCGGCATATCTCCAAGGCTTTCGGGATTGATCCCTATGGTGAGGAAGCGCAGTATCTTAGCGGATATGTGGGACAGAAAATGTTCCCTGTTGCCAAGAAGTTCTTATGTGAACATTGTAGAAAGGGACTGGAAAAATAATAATCGAACAGAAGCGTTCTTTGACTTGTTGGAATTACCGTTTTTACAAAATAGTCGTGAAATTATATACATAAATCCAATAAAATTATATATCTTAATTATAGATATATATTGGAATAACAAATACTTTATTCTATCTTTGAGCCGAATTTTAAATTATAGATGGAAATGGAACAAGAAAACAACAATGCGATTCTTTCTTTTGAAGACTTTAAAAACCAAAACGGCATCGTTTATTGGTGGGGCTCAGAAGTAATGGTTATGCTTGGATATAATGATATGAAAGCATTTTGTAAAGTTCTTGACCGCGCGACAAAGGCTTTTGTTTCGCTCAACATTCCTCATTATGAAAATATAATAGCTGTGAAACGCAATAATAATGGTGTTGAGTTCCAAGACTTCAAACTTACACGTTTTGCGTGTTATCTTGCTGCTATGAATGGCGATCCAAAGAAGCCAGAAGTAGCATTGGCGCAAGCTTATTTCGCACAGCAAACACGAAAATTTGAATTATACATTGAAAACAATCAGGAAATAGACCGCGTGCTAATACGTGAAGAACTTGCAGATGGAAACAAATCTCTCGCTTCAACAGCAAAAGCCGCAAATGTTACTGATTATGCAAAGTTTCAAAATGCAGGTTATCTGGGTATGTATAATATGGAATCGTGGAAGCTTGAAAAGAAACGTGGCGTTAAAAAAGGAAAGCTATTTGACAGAATGAGCCGTACCGAACTTGCTGCCAATCTATTCCGTGTTACCCAAACCGAAGAGCTTATAAAGAGTAAACAAATATCTGGACAAGCTAATTTAGAACAAACACACTATACTGTTGGAAGACAAGTCCGAAATATAGTAGAACAAAATACCGGGCGCAAACCTGAACAGTTGCCACAAGAAAAAGAATTGCCTATAATTAAAAAAGCTCTTAAAATGACAGCAAAGGAAATGAAAAAGATTGATAAATAATTTTTTCGAATTGTAGTTTTGTTCTGCAATCTAAAGGTGCAAAAAAAGATACCCCCCATACATCTACACTAGTGAGCTACGGTCAACGTAGCCTTTCAATGTATCAAGGGCTATCTTCATGGTGCAAAGATAAAATTAAATATTCAAAAACGCAAAATAAAGTAACTATTTAGCATTAAGCGGTAATTCCCAACGGTTTTACCGCTTTTTTTATGCTTAAAAACTATTTATGGAAGAAGATAAGTTGAACATATTGCTTGAGCAGGCTGATGATGTTCCTCACTGGTATTTCTGCCGTTTACTTGCTGTGATGCGATGGAACGTATAGAGAGGTTCATTTATAGACTGATACCCTTTGTCGTGTTGGCAAGGGTGATATCGTTGTGCTCAAATTTTCATTAGCATTATGTCAGCTTTCATTTCAATATATTCTTTGTATTTGCTTGGGTTGTTTATATAATCTGCAACTCTGTTTATTGCTATTTCTGCCTGTTTAAACCTAGTTTTTGTATAATATCTTACTACTCCTCTTCCATTGTCAGAATGTGCCAGACAATAATCTATTATGCTGTCAGGTATTCCAAGATCGAATGCGTATTGCGCAAATGATTTTCTTGCAGAATAAAATACCACTTTTTCTTTAATCCCTAAATTATCTGCTAATGTAGATAAAGATCTGCATACATACCTTGAAAAATTGTGATAAGAGAATTTATAACCAAAATCGAGTTTGTTTGTTCTTCTGTTTATCCATTGATTTATAATATCTTTAGCCGGTTCTATTATAGGAAGAACGCAGGTTTGCTCTGTTTCTGTTTTAAATCTTGTTTTCATTCTTATAAAGCTTACCTTGTCCCCGTCAAACTTGGCACTCATTATATCAATTAAATTCATTCCTCCTAGATAAAATGACAACATAAAAAGATCTCTTGCTACAATGTATTTTTTTTCTTTGGGATTGCTATACCTTATTGTGTTAACGCTTTTCAAAGAAATATCCAGTTCTCTTGGTGACGATTTGGGAATTTTCTTCTTGATAAAGGGATGTATGTCATATCTTACTTCTCCTGAGTTGATACTTCTGTTTATAACGGCTTTTGATTGTGATAGCATCATTCCTATTGATGTATTTCCTATTTTCTTCGTTTCTTTGAGAAATCTTGAAAATCCTTCTATTAGATTAGGGGTTATATCTGACATTAATATTTCCCCTTTGGTAAATTCTGTAAAGTATCTACAGTTTCTTTCTATTAATATGGCATAACTGTTTCTTCCTTCCTCTTTCAGATTTTTTATAAGAACATTACAGGCCTGTTGGTATGTTACATAGCCATTTTCTTTGAAGCCAGTTCCAGATTCAAGCATATTCTTTATTTGTCTGCAAGAATATAGGGACTGGTTTTTTATATTATCCAATCTTTCTTGCAGTTCATTCATCATGCTTCTTAATTTGGTATTTATGATGGATGCATCTGGTCTTTTTACTACTTGTCCGTTTTTGAACTGGGAAATGTTGTCAATGATAAAGTGTGTTACAATATAGCGAGTTTCCTGTTTATGGCAGACTGCTACCCTTATTTTATGTCTGCCATCCTTTAAAGCTTTTGCCTTGAAAATTGTTAATTTGATAGTTGCCATAATAGATTAAAATTTGAAGGATAAGTTTTGGATAAGTTATTTTGTCCAGTGGTGGACAAAAATCCTTTTTTTTTAATCTATAAATCGAATAGTTATTTAGTAAAATCATTAATATAATATCCTAAGTATAAGATAATTAGTATGGTTTTACCCTTGAGCCGAAACCGGGACTCGAACCCGGGACCTATTCATTACGAATGAATTGCTCTACCAACTGAGCCATTTCGGCAACTGTTTTTTCTGCAATATCGGGTGCTTTTCTGAAAAAGCGTTGCAAATATATATCTTTCTTTCGAAATAAAGAAACTAAAAGCGGATAATTTTTCAGTTATCCGATTTTGTTATGTCAATTGATGCCGGATTTATTAGTAGGCTTCTTCATGTATCCCTTTCATGGCCCATCCGCTTGGTTCGTTTATGTTCTTGAAAGCGGTATCCCACGTAAGAGCTTCAACGGTAGAATTGTTTTCTTTTATGTAAAGATTATAACATCAAGGCGTAAAAACTATTTTACACTAATTGCTCTCCTCATCAAATACCCGTGATATACTGAAATTTACCCACTCCATACCCAAACAATTCAATATCCGTCAAAGTTTGATGGTCTTTACCTTACCTGGAATGATGGTCAGATGCACCGTTCCATCCTTTTCTATCTCCACCTTCTGATATCTGGCCTCCACCACCACTTTTCC